CTATATTTCCAATTAAACATAATATAGGAGAAAAGTAATGGACAAATTACTAAAAGAAGCAATCGCTGATGCTAAAGCTGTTAGAGAAACTGCTATAGCAAACGCAAAACTAGCTCTTGAAGAAGCGTTTACGCCAAAACTTCAATCTATGTTATCTGCAAAAATCCGTGAAGAAGAAGAAGAGGAAGTTGAAGATGTACCGGTTGAAGAACCAGTAGCTGAACCAGCTTTAGATTCTGAAGAAGAAGGGACTTACGAAGGAGAAGAAATGGAAATGTCTACTGGTGATGAAGAAGGCCACGAAGATGAAGAAATGGAAACTGCTGAAGAAGAAGAAATGGAAGCTCCAGCAATGGACGCAGCTGAAGAAGAAGGTGAAGAAATGGCACCGGAAATGGATGCGGCTGAAGAAGAAGAAGCTCCTGCAGACGATATGGAACTTGAAGCAATCATTAGAGAACTTGAAGATGAAATGGGAACTGAAGAAGAAATGGAAGATGAAGAACCAGTAGCAGAACAATCTGATTCATCAGGTGTTGGTAACGGCGACAATAAAGTTGTTGTAGCTGACGGCGATGATGAAGAAAAAGCAGAGACTGAAACTTCACCTGGAAACACCATGGGATCTGAAGACGAAAACATGGACAAGATTTCTGAGAATGCAGAAGAAGGCGAAGAAGAACCAGTTGATCTAGAAGAAATCATCAAATCATTATCAGAAGACCAGTATACTGCTGGTGTAGATGACGGTGAAGCAGGTGAATCAGTAGAACAACCTGAGTCTCCAGTGGCAGAAGAAACTAAAAAACTGAAAGAAGCGTATGCTACTATCAGATTTATGAAAGATAAACTTTCTGAAGTTAATTTGCTAAACGCTAAACTATTATTTACAAACAAATTGTTTAGAAATAATGGTCTTGACGAAGGTCAAAAACTAAGAGTGATCGAAACTTTTGATAGAGCGGGATCAGTTAGAGAAGTAAAATTAGTTTACTCTACATTAGCTGAATCGCTTAAATACGATGCAAAAGCGACGAAGAAAGTTAAAAAAATTACAGAAGGTTTAGCATCAAAACCTTCAAAATCAACAAAACCTGCTGCTAAAGCAACACCTCTTAACGAAGGTAATGTAATGGCTGATAGGTTTAAGAAACTAGCTGGATTGATAAAATAATATCAACAGCTATAATTTATTAGGAGATAATATATGAACGTTTCAGGACTAATACAAGATGCTGGTAATACATACAACAAGCAACTTGACAAGACTCGTGCATTAGTAGGAAAATGGGATAAGACCGGATTATTAGAAGGTATTGACCATGATTATGACAAGCACGGAATGGCCGTTCTTCTAGAAAACCAAGCTCGTCAATTGATTGATGAAGCTTCAACTGGTGGCAGAGGCACAGGCGCTTCTGGTTACGAGGAATGGTCGGGCGTTGCTCTTCCATTGGTAAGAAGAATTTTTGCCGAAATCGCTGCAAAAGATTTTGTTAGCGTACAACCAATGAACTTACCATCAGGTCTAGTTTTCTGGTTAGATTTCAAATATGGTGGTTCAGTAGCTGGAGGAGCATTAAATGGTGCCTTCACTTTGAACGACACAACACAAACTCAAGCGGGTACTTTACATGGTACTACTGACGCTGCTGGTGATCCAACTGGTGGTTTATATGGTGCAGGCTCGTACGGTTTTTCTATTAACAATATAGCAATTGATGACTTAGGTACAGTAGATGATCAATGTGCAACTGCAGCTGTAACTACAGCTCCACAGTTATTCTCAGGATCTTCTGCTTTAGCTACTGACGCAGTATTTAACTGGGATTCAGATTTCTCTGCATCTTATCAATCTACACAAGGTGCAACAGGAACTGGTGATGATACTATTAAGGTAATTAGAGTATTAGCATCTGATATCACTGATATGGACAAGGAAGGTATAAGAGCATTTGTTCTTAAATCTAACGGTACTGGTGAAATCGCTGCTACTTTCCCTCAATTTACTAAATTAGTTGCTGCTGACGGTTCAGCTGGAACAACTCACGTACAGTTTGTTGTATCTGGTTCTATAACTGGTGGTGAAACTGACTTAGGTATTGAATACCACAAAGCTCCAACTGATGTTAACAGAGGTGACTTTGAGCAAGATCAAGCAGGAACTCATGCAAATGCTGAAACTGACTTAGGTATTCCAGAAATTGATGTACAATTAAGAAGTGAAGCAATCGTTGCTAAGACTAGAAAGCTGAAAGCTGTATGGACTCCTGAGTTCGCACAAGACTTAAACGCTTACCACTCTATCGACGCTGAAGCTGAATTAACTTCTATGTTATCTGAGTACGTTTCTATGGAAATTGACTTAGAAATCTTAGACATGTTATTCAGAAATGCTTTAACTAAAGACTACTGGTCAGCTAAAATTGGTGAAACTTATGATGCTGGAACTTCAACATTCTCAGCAGCTGCTGCAGGACCTGAAGCTTATAATCAAGGTACTTGGTTCCAAACTTTAGGTACTAAGATCCAAAAAGTTTCTAATACTATTCACCAAAAAACTATGCGTGGTGGTGCAAACTTCTTAGTTTGTTCTCCAAAAGTTGCAACTATTCTAGAATCAATTCCAGGATATGCTGCTGATACTGATGGAAACAAATCTGACTTTGCAATGGGTGTTCAAAAAGTTGGTGCTCTTAATTCAAGATACCAAGTTTACAAAAACCCTTACATGTTAGAAAACCAAATCTTAATGGGCTTTAGAGGTGGACAATTCTTGGAAACAGGTGCTGTTTATGCTCCATATGTTCCATTGATTATGACTCCTCTAGTTTACGATCCGAAAAACTTCACTCCAAGAAAAGGTGTGATGACGCGTTATGCGAAAAAGATCGTTAGACCAGAATTCTATGGTGTTGTACAGATTAAAGGTTTAGACGCTATTTAATAGTTAACTATTGATAATTGATTTATTAAGAGACCCGCCTAGTGCGGGTCTTTTTTTTGCTTGTATATACGTATATTTTGATATTTATACTAAAGGATATATTATCCTTGTAATCCTAAACCCAAATAATAGGAGAGTTCACATGGCAAAGTACAAATTCGCAAACGATCGTCCAAAAAACAACAAAAAAGGTTACAGATTCTTACTATCACTTAACGAAGAACAAAAAAAAGCAAAAGGAGAGATTTACCACAACACAATTTCAACAATTATCGGAAAAGCAGGTTCTGGAAAAACATTACTAGCGTGTCAAATTGCACTACATCAATTACTTGAAAAACACATAACAAAAATAATAATAACAAGACCAACAGTGTCTAAAGAAGATATGGGACATCTACCTGGAAACATTAAAGAAAAGATGGATCCATGGGTAGCTCCGATATATTCAAACATGTATCAGTTATTAAGAAAGGAAAGAATTGATAAAATGATTCAAGATGGGCAAATAGAAATAGTGCCGGTATCGTATATGAGAGGTAGAACATTCTTAAACAGTTGTGTTATTGTTGATGAATGTCAGAATCTAGATAACCAACAAACCTTCATGATTGTGCAAAGAATCGGTAAAGGAAGTAGAATGATGTTCTGTGGAGATAGTGATCAGGTGGATTTGAAGCGACAGATGGATAGTGGATTAGCATTCTTGTCAAAAATTACAAATGTAGAAGGATTACATACGATTAAACTGTTAGAAAATCATAGACACCCAATACTAGATAATTTGATTCCAAAATATACTGAAAAGGGTATATCATAGATATTTATATATACACAAACTAGACTCTAAAGGGAAGTATATGGCAACTACAAGAATATGGGATGGAACAGCAACGTTCACTAGTGGATCGAGTACTCCATTCGGTTTATACGATTCAGATAGTGAATTTCAAACGGAAGCAGTATCAACAGCAAAATGGTGTTGCAAAAGAATGGGATATCCTATTGTAGATATTGAATTAAATCAAGACGGATTATTTGCATGTTTCGAAGAAGCAGTATCAGAATATGGAGCGCAGATAAACTTTCTCAATATTAAAGATAATTTACTGCAAATGCGTGGATCATCAACTGGAAATGAATTGTCAGGTAATAATATTACACCATCTTTAGCTAGAGTGATTGAATTATCACAAGGATATGGATCTGAAGCAGGTGTGGGTGGAAACATTGATTATTTTAGTGGATCCATTTCTGTAACAAGTGGTAGTCAAGTATACGATCTTGATGATTCGTCAGTAACAACATACGAATCAGGAACACCTGGAACAGATAGTATTGAAATAAAAAGAGTATTTCACCAAGAGAGTCCAGCTATATCTAGATTCTTTGACCCATTCATGGGAACAGGACAAGGATCGCAAGCTATGTTAAATCAGTTTGGATTTGGAGGATCTGCAGCAACTAGCTTTTTAATGATGCCAATGAATGCAGATTTGTTAAGAATACAAGCAATTGAATTTAACGACCTCATTAGAAAATCAGCATATACGTTTGAATTGGTAAACAATAAATTGAAAGTATTCCCATCTCCGCAAGAAAACTATACAATGTATTTTCATTACATCAGAACAAGTCAAAGGAAACCAAGTGTATCAGGAGTTGGTAGTATAAGCGATTTTAGTGACATACCATACAACGCATTAACGTATAGTTCAATAAACGATGCGGGAAAACAGTGGATACGAAAATATGCATTAGCTAGTTCAAAAGAATTGCTAGGAACAATTAGAAGTAAATATGGATCCATTCCAATTCCAGGAGCTGAAACCACTTTGGATGGAGATACTCTTAGGTCTGAAGCTGCGACTGAAAAGTCAGAGTTAATTGTTCAACTTAGAGAAGATTTAGAATTAGCATCAAAACGGAATTTAATGGAACGTGAAAAGGAAATATCTGAATTCCAACAAGAACAACTTAACAGAGTTCCATTACATATATACATGGGGTAATTTATGGCTTTATTTGGAGGAGATAGAGATGTAGCACTTGTACGCACTCTTAATAGAGAGCTGCTAAATAATATCGTAGATACTACTATCGATATATTCAAGATATCCCTATATGATACTAATACTAATTTATACGGTGAATCGTTAAGAAAAATATACAAACCAGGAGTTAGAGTAGCCAGTTTAATCACTCACGAAGACCAAGCATGGTCTTCAGATGAATTCGGACCGGATATGACTCAAACCGCGATGTTTGCATTTCTAAAATATGAGTTAGAAACGGTAGCTGATGTAGTATTGGAAGTAGGTGATGTAATAGCTTGGGATGAAAAGTATTGGGAAGTGGATGGTGTAACTGAAAATCAATATTTTATGGGTAAACACGAAAAGACTACAACTGCAAAAGAAGATAGAAACATTGGTGATATGGTAGTAGGAGATCCAGAATACGGAACACCGCTACAGATAGGAGGATATCAAGAAGTATTCGGATCTAGTTTATCTATAATAGTTAATACTCACCAATCGAGACGAAGCAAGTTGAAGATAGAAGAAATACGAAATGGTTTCAATAGAACGACCAAGGGATTGGGGATTAGAGGAATATAATGTCAGATCGAAAGAGAGAAATAAGAGGATCAGCTATGGGAGCTGTAGTGACGGGAACTGACCCTCTAAATAAGTTAACAGGTGCACCTCAATCTAATATTGCAACTAACCGTGGTGATCAAGTAAAACGGGATGATACTGTTAAGAATTATTATCTAGGTCTGTATGATATAGATGAATGTATTCAATATTATTTTGATAATATAATTCAACCGACGGTAGATGATGGCGATGAATACGTAAAAGTACCAATGATATACGGATCACCAGAAAGATGGGTATCTGTACAAGAAAATGGATATCTTAGAGATCAACAAGGAAAACTGCAAATACCTGCGATTGTTTATAGAAGAACAAGTGTTGCAAAGAATAGAAATTTAAGTAACAAATTAGATGCTAATAACCCACACTTTCACTATACATTTCAAAAACAATACAATAATAGAAACAGATATGATAACTTCGCAGTATTAAATGATATAAAACCAAGCACTGAAAATTATAACGTCGTAATACCAGATTTCGTCACATTAACGTATGAATGTATTATATGGACAGAATATGTAGAGCAAATGAATAAAATAGTTGAATCTATAAACTATGCAGAAGATTCATATTGGGGAGATCCAGAAAAATTTAAGTTTAGAGCGTTAGTTGAAGATTTCTCATCGGAAACAGAATTAGCAGCAGATGTAGATAGAACAGTCAGAACAGCATTTACCATTAGTATGGAAGGATACATAATTCCAGATTCTATGAATAAAGCTCTTGCAGATCAAGAAGTAAAAACATTCGGACCAGTACAAACGGTATTTAATACTAGGGCTGTAGTTGAACAAGGTGGTCAGTTAATTGAAATTGAGGAAAGTCCTCCAACCACAATACCGGAAGAAGTTGTATTCGAGAATAATTATGCAGTAGAATTTGATGGAGTAGATGATTGTATAAATCTCGGAAATAATGCACTAATAAAACCTACTGATAATCTGACATATTCTATTTGGGCAAAACTGGCAGATTGGAGCGGACTTGGCCAACATCAGATAGTTGTACCGATAGGATGTGTTTCAACTGGAGGATGGAAGATAGAGCTCAGAGGAAGTTGGGCTCTAGGTGATGCCATCAAAGTTTCCAGTGATATACGAGTAACGGATACTGGTGCGGGATCAGGCGGATATCTACATACTATAGGTACCCTAGCACTTGACAGTCAATTTGATGTAAACGGATACTCCACAGCTTTAGCTGATAGTAATGGATGGCATCACTTTGCTATGAGTTATCAAAAGGCAACAGGAGTGCACGCATTATACATGAATGGAGTACTAATAGGTCAAGGCCAAGCAGCAGCTGGAGCTGATATATCTTATCTTAATGCATCTGCGCAAGTAATGTTAGGAGGTGATTGGGCTTCTTCTACTTCTGTTGAATCGCCATTCGCTGGCCAGTTGGATGAAGTTGCTATATGGAATGACGTACTATCTGCAGATGAAATAGAAGCAATCTATAATAATAAAGTTCCATTTGATCTTACATCTAATAATGGACTCTATGACAGTAGTGCATCATTACGAGGATATTGGAGAATGGGCGATCCTAGCGGAACCTGGTCTTTCCCAACGATCAAAGATGTACATACTGCACATCCATCATTTACGACTTACTTTGATGGAACTATGATTAACATGTCAGCAGATGATATTGTAGCAATTTGAGATAATATATGATTTATGTAATATATAATATGGCTGATGTAGCAGCAATTGAATTCGATAAAATACAACAAGAAAGCCAAGATACTTTGAGGCTATCAAACGATAAAACTAAAACCGTTCTTAAATTCAAAGGTGAAATGCCAGATTTTTTATCTGGTCTGCCACAGTACAATCATTCGGATATTTTATCATTGATGAATACCGCAGAATGGACAACAAATCCTGAATAAGATCAGGTGTTTGGTTCAACTGTTATATATGTATATACAATAAAACTATAATAAGGGAGTTATAAAATGGCAACAGAAGAAAAAAAGTTTGATTCAGAAGAATTAGCAAAGATTAAAGATTTACAAACAAAATATCAAACCATCACTGCTAAGATGGGACAATTAGAAGTAGATCGACTATTATTAGAACAAGCAATGCAAAGATTGGACAATTCAAAAGGTGAATTAACAGCAGAATATGAAGCTACTCAATCTGACGAAAAACAATTCGTTTCAGATCTAAATGGTAAATATGGTGCAGGTAATGTTAATATCCAAACGGGTGTATTTACTCCAAACGAAGCTTAAAATAATATGTTTTGATTTACTTCTGCATATTTATATGCGGTCGACGACCTATATAAATTATCGATAATTAGAGGAGTAAAAAACATGGCTGAAAGAATTGTAAGTCCTGGTGTATTCACCCGAGAAAAGGACCTTTCGTTTATACCACAAGGTGTTGCAGAAATAGGTGCAGCAGTAATTGGTACAACCCAAAAAGGCCCAGCGTTCTGGCCTACACAAGTAACATCCTATACTGAATTTGAATCCAAATTTGGTGGATTGGAAAGAAACCCAACAACATACGTTCCACATACTGTAAGAGAATATTTCGAACAAGGTGGAAATGTAATGACTGTAGTAAGAGTGTTAAGTTCTGCAGATGTGACTGTAACAAGTCCATTAGTGCTTAAAATTAACAACAAACTACCAGTAGCTGCAGCAACTGCAGTAACTAATACTTTTTTAAGTAATAGTAAAACACAAAATGTAGTTGCGGTATTATATCCAACAGAACATGAGTTATCAACTAAAGAAATAGATCTTTCCGGATCTTACCTAACTCCAGCGGATGCTGTTTTAGCAGCTCCAGCTCTTGAAGCTAATACTCCATCAGCATCATTACAAAACTTCGTACTTAATTTATCAGGATCTGGTAATATAGCTGCAGGAACTTCAGTACCAGCAAAAGTATCAGGATCAGGTGATGGAACTGCAGGTGCAGCAGGTAGATTATATGGAATATCAGCATCTTTATTATCATCAGATAATAACTCAATCGATACGGTATTAGGTACAAGTCCTAATTCAAATAAAGAAGCATATGTAAAATACTACAATAAAAATTTCTCAACTATTGATGATGTTAAATCTAATTCCTTTACAATGACAAAAGCTGTAGATCACGTTTACGCTGACGGATATAAAGGAGCTACAACTCCATGGATCACAAACCAACACACTGGTTCAGCTGCGAATAACCTATTCAAATTACATCACTTAGGTCATGGTGAAACTACAAACTATGAGTTAAAAGTTTCAATACTAAACATGAAAGCGGCAAATGGTGGAACGGATACAAAATATCCAACGTTTGATTTACAAATTAGAACGATCAAACAAACTGGTTTACCATTTGATACACCATATACGTATGATGCAACAGATGATAATAGTGCAAACGTAATAGAGGAACATACTGGATTAACATTAGACCCAAGAGATGCAAATTATATTGCAAGAAGAATTGGTGATAGATACTACAAAATCAATGATGAAGGTAAAGTAATTGGTGTTAACACGTATCCAAATGTATCTAGATATGTAAGAGTAGAAGTATCCAATGGGGTAAGCACACAAGGAATACCAGTAACAGATGCTCCATTTGGATATAGAGCGATTGAACAAGCAATTCCAACAACAAACGATCTATACATGCCTTCAGCATCGTTTGTAACAAAACAAGAAGAAACTACAGACGTTTATGAACCGGGTGTATTCTACGGATTTAATTTCGATTTCGATGCAACTGATAATGTAAACTACTTAGCGCCAATACCTTCAACGGCAAATGGTGTAGGAACAAATGTAGACTTCAACTTATCTAACATGCAAGGTCATGTATCAGCATCAGATGTATTGACAGGAAATGTAGCAAATGCTGGACATATGATCTCAATGGGATCTCAAACTCATCAACTGCAAAGAAGATTTATGGTTCCTTTCCAAGGTGGCCAAGATGGAAAACACCCTGCACAGGTTTCTTTGACTGGTAAGAGTATGGGTACAACGAATACATTCGGAATGGACTTTACAGATTCTACATCAGAAGGAACAAAAGCATATAAAAAAGCAATAAATGCTTTATCAAACGCAGATGAATTTGACATCAACTTATTATCAATGCCAGGAATTATTACAGACAATTGTCCTGCAACGATTACTCATGCGATCAATAAGACTGAACAAAGAGGTGATTGCTTCTTAATCTTTGATGTAGCAAAATATGACGATTCCCCAACACAAGTAGTATCAACAATTATTGCAGATGCAGTAACAGACGCAGCTAATTATGATTCAAGCTATGCAGGTACTTACTTCCCATGGTTAATGTATAATGATGCGGTAAATAATATAGTAACACCATTGCCACCATCAGCTATAATGCCAAGTGTATTCGCAGGAAATGATTCAGGCGGTGGAGAACCATGGTTCGCACCAGCTGGTCTTAATAGAGGACTATTAACTGCAATCACTGAAGCAACTACAAGGTTAACTCACGGTGAAAGAGATACTTTATATGAAGGTAGAGTAAACCCAATTGCAACATTCCCTAATCAAGGAGTTTGTGTATGGGGTCAAAAAACTTTACAAAAGAAAAGATCAGCACTTGATAGAATTAACGTAAGAAGATTGTTAATAGCATTGAAAAAATTCATTGCATCGACTTCAAGATTCTTAGTATTCGAACAAAACACCGCAGCAACGAGAAATAGATTCTTAGGTACTGTTAATCCATACTTAGAAAGCGTACAACAAAGAAGCGGTTTACATGCATTCAAAGTAGTAATGGATGATACTAACAATACCCCAGATGTAGTAGATAGAAACAAATTAGTAGGTAATATAATGATCCAACCAACAAGAACGGCAGAATTTATTGTATTAGACTTCACAGTATTACCAACAGGAGCTACTTTTCCAGAGTAAAAACTGAGGAAGATAGATATTTATATTAAAGAGGAGAACTTAGATGGCACAATTATTAGACTCAAATGAAATATTCTTTACACCCTTTGAACCAAAGGTTGCGAATAGGTTCATTATGTTTATTGAAGGTATCCCAGCTTATCTTGTAAAGAAAGCATCAAGACCTACGGTAACATTTGAAGAGGTTGTATTAGATCACATCAACGTACAAAGAAAAATTAAAGGTAAAGCGACGTGGTCAGATGTAACTGTAGAATTATATGATCCGGTTGTTCCATCAGCTGCACAAGCTGTAATGGAGTGGGTTAGATTACACCACGAATCGGTAACAGGTAGAGCAGGATATTCAGATTTTTATAAAAAAGATGTAACTTTTAACATGCTAGGACCAGTAGGTGATAAAGTTGAAGAATGGACACTAAAAGGTGCTTACATCGGAGAAGCAGGATTTGGTGAAATGGATTGGTCAACTCAAGATCCAATGTCAATCTCATTAACATTGAAATACGACTACGCAATACTACAATTCTAAAAAACTATTTATAATTGTACTCATGCAAAAGAACCCAATTATATAAAAGAAATGCCCAAAAACTTGGGCATTTTTTGTATGCATACATATGTATATATAGAACAATATCAATAAAGGAGAATAAGTTATGGCACAACACCAAATGACAGATGAAGAGTTAAAACAAAAACTCGTAGCAGATTCAATTCAATCAGAAACATATAAATTTCCAACAGAGGAAGTTGAATTACCAAGTAAAGGACATTTCTACTCAGATGATAGTCCACTATCGATAGGAAAGATAGAAATGAAATATCCAACAGCAAAAGAAGAGGATATTCTTACTTCACAAAATCTTATAAAAAATGGTACAGTAATTGACAAATTCATGCAGTCTATTATCGTATCAAAAATTAACTACAATGATTTATTGATCGGTGATAAGAACTCTCTTATGATAGCGGGACGTATATTAGCATATGGCGCTGAGTATCCAATAGAATCAATATGCCCTGAATGTGGTGCAAAATCTACTGAAGTAGTTAATTTATCTGAAGTAGAGGATAGAGATATAGACTTTGAGTCCTACACAAAGGGAGCCAAAGTATTCGAATTCAAACTTCCAGCATCGAAGCGATCTATTACATACCAGTTAATGACACATGGAATAGAGCGTAAGGTAGAAGATGCCTTAAAAATAGCTAAGAAGAGATCAAAACGAACTGGAGTAGATCCAGAATTAACTACACGAATGAAGATGTGTATTTTATCCGTTGATGGTAATGATGATAGATCTCATGTTGATAATTTCATTGAAACGGAATTCTTATCAAGGGATGCACAAGCATTTAGAAACCAAATAAAATCCCATACCCCAGATGCAAACATGGTGTATGATTATGAGTGTGGCCAGTGTGGTTACGAGGAGGTGTCGGATTTCCCGATCAACGCCGGGTTTTTTTGGCCTACATCCTGATCACAGACAAGATCTATTCCAACAAATATTTGACCTAACCTATTATGGCAAGGGGTTCACTCACAATGAGGTATATCATATGCCTATTTGGATGAGGCGTAATTACCTTCAACTTGTAGTGAAAGCGGTAAAGCATCAGAATGAAGCTAACGACAACGCTCACAAAAAAGATAGCCATAAATTCGCAACAGATCAGCAAAATTCTAAGACTAGAATACAACGTCCTGATATTAAAACGAAAAAAAATATCATGGTGAATCCTAAGCTAACGAGACGTTGATTATTGTAGCTCCTCGATATTTATATATGCGCGGAGAATACAATGGAAGAATCTAAATTCAAATCATTTATGTCTAGTGCCGTATCGGGCACTAAGAAATTTGGAGCAGCAGCTAAAAATGCAGGAACCAGTGTTAAAAATAACATTGGAAAATCCATGAGTAGTGTAGCTGAGACGACAAAAGACATAGTTAATCAATCTGGAGAAATTGGAGCTAAACTAGCTGCAGTGGGGGGAGCCGTTGTCGCAGGAATAATGAATCCAATGAAAGGACTCGTTGGTCTATTCGCATTATCATTAAAATATGCAACAGAATGGGAAGTTAGAGCGACCGCAACAGCTCGAGCTACCGGTTTAGTTGGTGAAAATCTCGGTGAAGCACAGAGGCAAGTTACTGGACTACATGAAAGGTATAGACACTTTGGTGAATCCATTGATGGTAGTATTCAAACAATTCAAGGAATGAATAACGCTCTAGGTAATGTTGATTATGCAACAGCTCAAATGGCAGATCATATAACTAGATTCTCCATTGGAGCTGGTATTGGTAAAGATATATCAGCAAAAATTATGTCTAATATTATGTTGACGCAAGGTGCCACTGAAAAGACGGCAATGCAAGCTCAGAATTTTGCAAAAGACTTATCAAATGCAGCAGGTGTACCAATTAACTTGGTAATGGATGATCTTGCAAATATATCAGATGATGTACATGGATTCTTAGGATCGAATCCTAAAGAATTAGTAAAAGCTACTGTAGAAGCCAGACGTTTAGGTCTATCATTAGAATCCACAGCAAAGATAGCTAATGGATTATTAGATTTTGAATCAAGTATAGAAGCAGAAATGGAAGCTCAGGTTCTTACTGGTAAAACTCTTAATTTTGATAAAGCTAGACAATTAGCTATGGACGGAGATCAAGTAGGAGCTGCAAAAGAGATGTTAAGACAGGTAGGTGGATTATCTGAATTCAATAAAATGAATGTTGTGCAAAAGCAAGCATTAGCAAAAGCTACTAATATGTCTGTAGGAGAGATGAAAAAGGCTCTTGGTACTGGAGAAAAAGAAGCAGATCTAGAAGAACAAAGAGCTGAAGATATGGCAAAAGCTCAAATGGATCAAGCTAAAGGTGTAAAAATAATTGCAACTACAATGGAAGGCTTAAATGCCACACTTCATAGGTTAGGAAAAGTTCTTGGTGATATTCTAATGCCGTATGCTCAAAAATTTATGAAGTTTTTAGGCTCAGAAGACGCAACAACTATGATAGCAGATGTTGAAACATTTGTAGTAACTAAACTTACTCCTGCGATTAGAGAAATAGTAGGCTGGCTTGGACAGGTTTGGGATTGGTTAACTGTAGTAGGAGCTGATGGTGAAACTAATATTGGTAAGATCTTTGACGCCTTCGCAGCAGTGGGAAGTTTCTTAGGAAATTTAATAATGCAAATAGCAGCATTCAATGAAAAAGTTGGTGCTGGAGCTGCCAGCGTCGCAAGGTTTGTATTTAAGACTTGGGATGGCATGATAAAACTACTTACGAAAGCTTTCCCAAAAGGAATCAAAGGTATGTTTGGAATGGCGGCAAAGGCAGTTGGTAAAGCTGGATCAGTACTTCTAAAGGTATTCAAAAAAGTACCAATTATTGGAGCATTGATAAGTTTTGGATTCGCAGTTTCTAAATTCAGAAAAGGTGATATGCTTGGAGCTGGTATGGAAATAGCTTCTGGTTTAGCATCATTTATTCCAGGAGTAGGAACTGGTATATCCATGGCTATAGACACAGCCAGTATGGTTCGTGATGTATCAGCATCAGATGATGAAGCAGCCGATTTCATATCTCGTGGCGGTAGAATGCAAAAATTCCGTAAAGATGATTTAGTTATTGGAGGAACAAAGTTAGATGGCTTATTGAGACAAGCTAATGCTACTGTAGGAGGAGGTGGAGGAGGAGATAATACAGCTATTCTGACAGCGTTAAATAATATTGCGAATTTGTTATCGCAACCAGGTGAAGTAATAATGGATGGTAAGAAAGTAGGTGAAACTATCGCTATGTCAAAAAGCTACGTGGGGAACTAAATGGCACTTAAAAATTTAACATCAGATCTATCAGACTATTTCAAGAAAGAACCATCCAAACCAACCGGAAGGTTCCAACAACCGGATAGAGAGATGTCTGATCTAGATGTCCATGGTAAATTAGAAACTTACAAACGACCAGAAATTAAATCAGATCCTGCAGGAAATCCAATAATTCCAACTAATTTTGATCAACCCGACACAAAAACACGATACACAGACAATTTTGAATCTAAACTAATTAGATTAGCGTCTGTTGATATAACTCAAACTTCACTAGAAGGAAGATTTGAAACCAGCCCAGTAAAAGTTAATGAAATATCTATATCTGGCAATAATGAAACCAGCACATATGATCCAGAACAAACTAATCCAAAAGGTAGGAATGAGGAATCTAATATAGTAATACCAACCATAGCTACAGATGGAAGATTTGAAGTCAGTGGAATAGATCCAGTAATATCAGTATTAAAGGGTAGATTTGAAACTAGTAATATAGAACCAATTCAATCTGTTCTAGAAGGATATCAAGTTAAAACAGATGGAAATGGTAATAAACTTCCAAGTCATATAGAAATAGAAAATACAACTACATTCGGAATCCAGAATGAAGGAGATCTTACTCCAGCAATATATCAATATGGAAAAGCAGTAAAATCTGATGGATCATTAGTTAGTATTAACGATTCGGATTCGCATACATTCTCAGAAAGACCTGTAAAATCAGGTGGAGCATTACCATATTCTTCACTTCTAGATGTTACTGGAAATCCATCATCATATTCAACTTCATTAAATTCTATAAATGGTATTGGAACATTCCACATTCATACAACGACTGGAACCAACACTGCTATTTCTAGTAATTTAGCGTTTGATAATGTACAATCTACTTCGACAGGCCAAGCACCTGAAAATTACTACTGGTCATCACAAGGAATAGCATCGATAAATCAACCATTTAGAGTAGGATATCATATCGATGCAACAACTGAAATACACGATAAAATAAACAATAAATATACCACTGATTTTAATACTATAGGATTTATAGAACCAGATGGAAGCACACAGCATAGATTGCAAGATATAAGTGCAATAAACATAGCACCAGCTACGTACATATCACAACTAACTCCATCACCACTTAATTATGTAATTCCATTCGATGCTACAGATGCAAACTCAGTAACATTTAATTTTGGATATGATATAATAACAAATGCGATATCTAATAATCAAGGACAAACATTCACAGTACTTAGTTCAGCAACATCACCATATAGTGATATCACTATTACAGGATTACATTCTGGAAATATAGATACTCTACACGCCAATAACGCTTCAGTATTTGGATTAGATATGGTACAATCTTTTATTGTAGATGGACAAGACACGATAACACCAATATCAGAAGTAACTATTACTGGTGGAAAAGATTCGTTTACAACGGATACGTTGGAAGATAGTCAAACGATTGGTACTCCATTATTTGGTGGAAAAACATACGAACAAGTTGGGAAAACTAATCCTACAGTCGCAACTGATGTAGTAACTCTAGCTGATCAGATAGAACTAGGTAATAGTTTGATAGACGATCATTATACGGTTGGATTCACACCAAACATGTCGCAAACATTTGGTGGAGGAGAGGAGGGATCCAAGTATTTAGGAATTGAAAACGACACATACACACATCCAGGAATATCAAATAGATATAGTCATAAATCGATCGTTGAATCAGCTTTCGGTCAAGGTTCAACTTTCGCAACCGCAAATACAGGTACTCCTACTGCAATATCATACGATGTAAATAGCCATCTAACACCAGTGGCTCTTAGAACTTTTACAATAAACTCAACTGGACCGATAAATAATATTCAATTGGTAAATGGTACTGATGAAGTAGAATTTCAAGAAAATTTCTCAAGTGCCAGAACGGGACAAGTTGGTGGTGCATACATACACCGTTTAGGACCGTATGGAATGGATACTACTATCACAGGAGTTGCAGGATTAAGTAGTGATATGCAGAATGAACTACCTAAACTATACAACGATGGATCAGGTATAACACAATATGGAATACCATTAGGAGACAAACCTAAATCATATGAAAAGAATTTTGAAGATAATACTGTAGACGAAGGAACTTCATACGGAAGCTATATAATAGATAAGATTAAATCAGGAGCAGATGAAAAATGGTATGAGAGTGCATTCCCAGCTCTATCTGGTAAGAATTTGTCATCTGCAAAAGCAGGTTTTGATGAACTTAAAAAAATGATGAAGCGAAAAAAGACTTATAGAATATGGGAAACTCACAATTCATATACTTTGCAAGGAAATCAAGGTCTTCATAAAGGTTTAGAGCATTTCGGAATAGTCTCAGGTGGAAGCTCATTAGCAGATGGATGGTTCCCTGAATTTACTAATATAGCTCAAGCGGGTAATACAACAGCCAATAGATATTATTCTGTTCTTGGATATCCAGGATTGATGGTAGCTTATGGAGTTGCAAGTTCTGGAGCTGTTTCACATTTAGACTTTAGAGCGTTAATCAATGATCCATTAGCAACTTTCTATGGAGAATCTACCATTGCAAATTATGATGTAAATAATTTGGTATCTAGAGGAGGTTCTTACAATCAAGGAAGACCTGGACTAGCACGTAGAGATTATAGACAAGCTACGACTAAAACAAAGCCTTATGGAGGAGATGCAATTACTCAACAAGCTATCACTGGTGTAGACATTAAAGCGATGGAAAAAGAATATGGAGATTTGATAAAATTCTATATCAAAGATCCTATAGGGAAAAAGACGTTAAGATTTAGATCATACATAACAGCTATAAATGATTCGGTAGGTGCAACGTGGACTGGTGTAAAATATTTAGGTCGTCCAAATAATTTATTTCTATATGAAGGAGCATCTGATAGAAAACTAAGTTTTAACCTTAAAGTAGCTGCTTTATCTAGATATGATGTAAAGATGATGTGGACAAAGGTGAATTATTTAACTAGTTTATGTTATCCCCACATTGATGAGGCTACTCAACAAATGAAAGGGCCAGTCGTTGGATTGACTTTAGGAGATTGGTTTAATGATGAACCAGGATTTTTCGATTCGGTTAACATTACAGTCGATACTTCAGCTCCGTGGGATATAAACCTAGAAGATCATAACTATAGACAAGGGCTTGGAGGACAGCTATTAGATAGTGCAATGAAAGGTGGAATATCAGGATTAGTAAACACAGGTCTAAATAAATTAAAGGATGTTGCAAAGGGGACATTGGGTAATCAAGCTATCGATAAAGATGGTAGACAAGTAGCCCAACTTCCTCAGGTTATTGATATTACATTAGGATTCACATCAATGGCTTCAGCCAATAGAAAAGTAGGAGGAGATATGTTTGGATTCATGGATGCGGATGGAGCATGGGTTACTGATAAAGAAGGAAAAGCGGATGGTAAATTCCCAAAACCATCACTACTAGATCGAGTTATGGGAGGAGGACCTGGATCATTTGCAAGCTCGGGTGCTGGAAAAGTTCTAGGTGGTGTGTTGGGTAGGAGATAATATATGAATAGATATGAATTTAACAATCCCATTATTAAAAAAGATAAGAAACGTATACAAGGACAAACTGTATACCCACCAATCATGCCAAGATCTACAGATCTATATGTGACGGTAAGAGATGGACAAAGATTAGATACAATAGCTAATGAGTATTATGGAGATCCTTCAAAATGGTGGATTATTGCTCAAGCAAATAATATAACAGGTGGTACCCTGTTTACAAAACCGGGATCTCAAATTAGGATCCCACAAGAAGTAGGAAAAATTAACGCAGATTTACAAAAATTAAATCAGGAAAGATAGGTTATGGCATTATTTTTATCACCAATCCCAGAAACGGTGCTGAATGAATTAGAGAAACGTGCACAGGTATTAGGTAATTCATCGGGAGGAACACGATTAGATTTATCAAGCGGTATATCCGGAGCAAGTGAGTGGAAGCTTAGTAGAACACCGTGGGTTAGAGCAGCTTCATTCGCAGTTCTTAGGGATAGTATGAATAATTCGTTCAGAACTTTTTGGGCGAACAATGGAGGAACTATAGATGAAGCAAGAGAGAAGTGGCCATCTTTTGGAGAAGAACATATATATCCTCATCCACGAAAAAACCACCACAGATTAAAAAATGTTTTATATGGAGGAGGATTGAAAGATATGATGAATACATCTTTAGACCCTACTACCTATACAAATATATTAGACGATTATGCAACCTATAATAGTGGATTCGAAGGAAATTTCGGAAATAAACTTGAAGGGTATAAAACCAACCGAGGAGGACCAGGAAGTGATAAGAATTCACGAGCAGGGGTACCGACTCCAGGTATAACTAACATCTCTATTGAGAATGTTGGCCAATTAGGATCATTGAAAAAAATTGATATGTCGGTACAATGTCACGACTTCGCTCAATTACAAATGATAGAATCATTATTTATGGCACCTGGCATAACATGTTTATTGGAATGGGGATGGTCAGTAGATTCATCTGGAGGAAATGTTCAACAAAACTTGGTAGATATAACTGATAATGAAGTTTTATCAAATGTAACAAAACTACATTCAACATTGTTAGATAAATCAAAGTCATTAAATTATTCTTATGAAGGAGCAATTGCAACAATAACAAATTATACTTGGTCAGCAAAAGAAAATGGATCTTTCGATTGTAGGATATCAATGAGATCTCGTGGTGAAGCTATGCTGGGAACTCAGATTAAATCAGCTCATGCTCCTTTATTTCATTCAATAGGAAAAATTTCGACTAGATATAATGCATTAAAATTTAATATAGAACCGAAGGATAGAAAGGAAACTCAACATTCTAGAACAGGAATTGCATATGATGCTAATGGAAATATAGCACAACAACATTTAGAATCAAAAATGGGAACTCTCCCAAACCAATATTATCCATCATTCCATGCCGCAGCATTATCAGTAGGACTAAACGGAAAGATAGCAGGACAGACGGGCGATCTTAGTATTCTAGGTGCTGAAAATGTTTCAATGCCAGCTTTTCCAAGATGGTATTATAAATATAAAATGCAACAAGCTGCAGCCGAACGAAATCGAATAGCGGATGCTGCCAAAAATTCAGTTACAAATGGAAATAAAAATGCAGATGTTCAAAAGAAATTAGCAAAACAGATTGCACAAGAAACGATAGCAAATTATGTTGGAGATATCATAGCCCCAGCAGTTGCAAAAAATAGTGCAGGAAGTGGAGTAATGGCAAAAAGTACAGCAACTGTTGGAGCAACATCGGGAGATGCTGAGAGTGGTATCAATAACCAACATAAGTATGGTGGTGACCTAAAGACAAATTATGGATTATCTAAAAAACCAGCTTCTGTTGGTGAGACGTATTATGGTCAAATGATTGCTCCATCAACTTGGGGTTCTCATTATAAGAGAACATCCGGCCCCAGTGTTGGAGGTTATGGTACGTGGTTCTATTTTATAGGATCGACGAAGGCACCTTGGACAGACTCCAAACGATCTAGATCGTTATTAGGACAATCATATAGTGATGTGGATGTACAAGGTTTAGGGAAAGGAACTTATAATGACGTATTTTATGGAGGAACAGGAGCTCCATCAGTTCAAGCAATGTACCGAGAAGAGATTACAATTGGAGGTAAAAAATATAGATTATTAACTGGAGCATATCTTCCGTGGGGAACTGGTGGTCCTTGGGCCAGCAACTGGTCAGATACAATTAACTCTCCATTAAGAACATATGATGACAATCCTTCAAAAGGAGGTAATCTTATTAAAGGCTTCTATGATTACTACAGATACGTCCATACCAACTACGGTAGTGAAAATCAACCATCTTCTGAAGTGTATGCAGGAAAGATGGATAAGACTCTTTCCGGTGCAAAAAAAGCATCTTTCGTTTCTCATCCAATGCTCCATGTTGTTTCAAAAGTGTTTCCGGGATTCTATTCGGGTGGTAAGGGAAGTGGACAGATCAAAACCTATACAGGTAAACACATCGGTAGTTCTGGTAATGCATTACCAAGTGCAGCTGGCCCGTTAAGCACTTTAGGGCAAGCACTTAAAAGTGCATGCAAACATGCAGGAGATGCAGCAACGTTAGGATTCGAAGCAGGTTTTGATAAGGATATAGAAAATTATATAACTAAACATTTCGGATCGATTCCTGGTAGTTCAACTGTAGCTAATTATATTGGAGGTGTTAATCCAATTACAAAAACTAACTATTACACCAATGATACAGAGATATCACCAGCCCAATCAGCTTGGCAAGAAATGGATGTGATGGTAGGAGCTGGAGGAGCTAAGAATAATGGATACGGACTACCAAATTATTTAACGGGTGGTAATGTAGGTAGATATCTAGGAGCAATACATGTACAGTATCCATCGATAGGTATTCATGGGAGATTAAGATCTGGTATAGATATGCATTCAATGGCAGGTGGTGCTTGGAGAAGAGCTCAAGACAAAAATTCATTCGGGTTGTATCATGCAGGATCAACAGCCCCTGCAGGATATTCAGCTGTAGGTCAAGATTATGGTACCAAAGCAGGTTGGCTTTCCGGATCAGGACGTGAAACAATAAGAATTAGAACTCTACCTTCAGGAATAAATTCACCTTTCATAGATTATCCTATGCCTTTATTTGGCCATTATTCTAGATTAAATTCAGATGGAACTTTCAGGCTCGTAGGTGATATTGCTGATGCAAAGAAAAAATTTATGAATGAAGTCCGTGAAAAGAAGAAGAATGCAGCCTTAGCTAAAAAATTAGCATTCGCAGATGCGTACTCACAATATGAGGAATATAGAAAAATTACTGATGGGGAAATATTCATACCATTCAGTGTGTTAGAACAAATTGTCAATGATAATATAGCTATAGAGTCTAAATCAGGACATAAACTAGTGAAATTTGATAGTGGGGATCATAGATTAGCAGGTGAACCGAGAGAGACTCCAGAAGATTGTACTGACTTGGGGAGAAAGATAAGTGTAGAAAACTTCCAAAAGAAGATCCTCGATTATAATGATGGAGGCTATAATGTAGATATAAATGATATGACTGCTAACAATGTACCGGTAGGTTCAGTTGGGATACAACCGATAAATTTAGAATCAAGATTGTCAGATTATCAAGGTGAAGAAAAGAAAACATTAGAGGATGGATCAGAACCAGCAGCTATTGATACATCGGTATATGGATATAATTATGGATTTTCAGATGCATCTAATAATCTTTCTACTTACTTCTATGGAATTGGAAGTGGAGTACCTACTGAAATGTATCAAACAGTAAGTTTGCCGAGTAAAATATGTAATCATAAGTACTTAGCATCAACTGATCCGAGAGTGTGTATATTACCAGGTCAGACGGGAATAGTAACTTCTCCAGGAGACACAGCATTTAAGCCAGAACTATATGGAGATGATGCAGCAAATACCATGCTCGCAGATTTATCGGGATATAAAAGATTCACAGACGATCCAGATAGGAAATATGGATACTTATCTCACATACTGATAAATACTGAATTTATATATGATTGTTTTGATCAAGCAACTACGATCAAAGACGCAATGCAAAAAGTATTGGATGGTATATCTGGAGCATGTGGTAATATATGGAATTTCAAGTTTATGATAGACGGTGGTGTAGATTCAGGAACGACTCGAATAGTGGATGCTAATTATTCAAATTTAATGTGTGATTTAGTAGCTGAATTCCCTGTAATGAGAACTGATAGTATGGTAAGAGGTTATTCATTGGAAAGTAAGATACCTAATGCCATGGCAGTACAAGCATTATATGGAAATAATACTATGAATGATGATGGATCCGTTCCAAACAGTCTTTATGAGCTAGGAAATATGTTTGTCGATATTGCACATGAAAACGTCTCGGTACCCATAGTATCATCTGAAACGGAAGAAAGTGATGATATATTTGTAGTCCCAAAATCACCCGAAAAACGTGTACAATCATTAGGACATACCTTATCATTCCATATACATGAAAATTTATCAGAAGAACATATCAACAATGCAGATAGAATTTTGAAAACGATATTAAATGATAGAAATAATGCAAATGCAGGAGACAACGCATTATTAGATCATAATATAATTCCATTGAAGATGTCGTTCGAGATAGATGGGTTGAGCGGCATTCACTTCGGACATGCAGTTACAGCAACTCATCTTCCACAACGATATAAAGACACTATATGTTTTCAAGTTACAAACGTAAAGCATGACGTCTCGACATCTGGTTGGAAAACTACAATAGAAGCTATAATGCGTAGACGACCTACTGATATGGGAGTTTATACTATAGGACAAGGAGGAGGAGCCTTCAATAAACAAGAAGGAATAAACTTTAAGAAACTAAGTAAGGATCAATTACAATTTACTAGAAGTCCTATATCGTGGTATCATGAAGAATCAGCTGCCCAGAAAGAAATAGATGCAAATATAGGAGGAATGTCAATAAATATAAACGGTAATGTATCTTATAATGATGTTGACGAAACTAATGAAGCTAAAACTAACAAACCTGAAGGTGGAGTATAATACAACATGAGCAACTACGAATATAATAAAATAATAGACAATTCAGCTGAAATGACGGATCACAGAAAGTTTAATTCTCCAATACATAATCCGATGATACCTACTAGAGCTGAATATAAAATGGGGCATTTCCTTAGATATTTTGTTATATCAGAAATAGATAATCGTGTAGTGGAAATTGATGACAAACAACATCAAAATGTAGCTAATCCGAAAAAAGGTATAAGTCCACATTTATGGAAGGCTGTATCAATCGATTGGAAATTGAAAGGACCTAGATTCGATAAAGTAAAAGATGGTGTAATACAGTCAAAAGGTGTATTCACGGTCAATAAAAAAAGAGTGGATAAATTACTCAAACATAATCCAAAATTATCAGCTGCGGTAAACGACTATACATTATTTGCAAATCTCGAGCTCGAAATGCAAGAAAATTTAGAATCAACTCCGGGACTTTTAGTATACAAGAATGATATCAATACAGAATATTCAGGGTTGTATCACATACATCCAACTCATGGACCTATGGAAGGGCCTTATCACACAGATGTGGATCATGCAAGGTTAGAGTATAAATCGAACATTGACCCAGATGATATATTGAAGGATAATGTAGGTGTATCAGAATCTCCAACACTAAGTCCAGATGATTCGGGAGGAGATAGAGGAGGGTATTAGTTGCATATTCGAAAATAATTTCGTATATTAGATAAAATTTAGGTTATGAATATAATAGAATCACAAGAATCTTTGATAGATGCATTGGATGGATTGGATAATTCCATCATAATCCCTATATATTGTAACGATATACAACACCCGATGAACAACAATATCAGCTTATTGATATTCATATCTGAAGACATACAAATAATACCAATCAACCACCCAGAGGCAGTATGGTTAGCAGATTTAACTATAATAGATAAACATCTAGCAGATAAAACTTTATTTACAATAGATAAGAAAAGTGTAATGTATTTTCTCAATTGTAATCTAATAGATATTAACATGATCGAATGGATCGAGTGTGGTAAGACGGTAGATTTAGAACAACACAACACAACATCTCATGATTTCATATCATCTAGGTTCTGGAATAGATCAGATACCAATCAAATAATTCCAATATCTAAACATCTTGAGAAAGTACAATCGATAAAAAACGAATTGACACGAATAACCAATATATATCTTAAAAAGAACGAATACTTCAATGCATATAATGATATAACAATTCCAATATTACATGAAATCGAGAAGCAAGGATTATATACCGAAGCTGGATACGAATATACGCAATATAATCCATATACGACTACTGGAAGACCATCTAATCGATTCCAAAACATAAATTATGCAGCTCTCAATAAAGAGGATGGATCTAGAGAGCGATTTGTAAGTAGATTTTCAAATGGTAAGCTTATAGAGATGGATTTTGATGCTTATCATATAAGACTAATAGCAGATGTGTTGGATCATGAATTACCAACCGGATCAGTTCATGAATATCTTGGCAAGCAATATTTTGGAAAAGATACTCTTACCAAAGATGAATATAATGAATCTAAAGAAATAAGTTTTCGTATATTATATGGTGGAGTCCCAAAAGAATTCTTGCAAATTGAATTCTTCGCAAAAGTAGATAAGCTGATTAAAAAGTTATGGCATGAATTTAACACGGAAAACTCAATTCCCACATATTTATTTAAGAGGCCGATGTATAAGAATGTGTTAACTAGTATGACACCACAGAAATTATTCAATTATTACATCCAATCACTTGAAACCGAGAATAACATCTCGATTTTATCGGAAATTTACAAGGTTATGCAGAAATATCGCTCAAAACTCGTGCTATATACGTATGATTCCTTCTTATTTGACTTTGATTTGTCCGACGAACAGATATTTATAAACGATGTAATAGACTCCATCAAGTTTCCAGTTAAAGTGAAACATGGCTATAATTACAATAACATGACGGACATTAAATATGAACTTGAAACAACTCATTGATGAAGTAATTGAAGATTGGTTTTATCTACATCCACACGGATTTGCAGATGAACCGTATAACATACAAGATTTAAGAGTATTGCGCGAAACACTTCAATCTAAAAAGTATCCAACTCAAGTAATAGAAGAAACGATTGAATTTCTAACTGAAAAAGCAAAACATTTAGTTAAGAATAAAGAATCTGGACGAGTGTATGCAGTACAAAATATAAATCCAGATATCCACGATGTTCTCAAAAAGAATGCATCACCAGAAGATATAGAAGCAGCCAGCAAAGGATCTAAATCCACCAGCAAACAAAATGACGATACCCCCGAAAAAGACGCTCCAAAAGATGTTGAAGTAAAAAGATCATCAACTGGAGTTCATGGTAACTTAGAAGATGGAGATAATCAAGACAAGCATGATGTATTAGAACATGGGTATAAAGGCTCAAAAGCATATTACAAGAAAAATAAGATAAAGGATCCATATACTGGAGAAATTAAGAAGCCAGCACCTGGAAGTGCAGGTTCAGCGTTCAATGAGATAGTATCAGGAGAAGGTATGCATATACTTGATAACAACCCTGATATGTCTGAAGAAGAATTAGCTGATAAGATGTATAATGAATTTGGTAAAACTGCACTAGGTCAAGAACAAAGTTATTCAGGACAAGTAAAAGACGATATACCAGCTAGATTTTGGGAAGCTAGGAACAAAGCCAAAGGAAGCGGTACTATTGATAACCCTGAGAATCCAGAAGCATTCAAATTAGCTGAACGGCAAATAGCTACATATTCAAAATGTTTAATCGTAGCCAGAGCAGCAAAAGACAAACACTCTATTTCACAAGAAAGAATATCAAATCTACAAGAAAGTGGTAATTTTGGTACTCCAAAAAACACACAAACTTTCTACGGTACAGCCAAATCACTTGCAGCCCAGAAAAAAGCAGTAGCAAATGCTAAAAAAGTAATAATGCCTGATGGAACTACCCTACGAAAAGAAGATGTAGAATTGTTGATCCAAGAATCAGGTAAAACGCTTAATCCATCAGATACAGCAACCTTTGTCATGGATGAAAATGGAACTCTACTGATTCAATTTCACTCAGACAAGACTGATCCATCGGATCCACAAGGTAGTAAAACATTAAGTAATGATATGGCTGATTTAGAGAAAAGAATTGACGCAAATACAACATTATCTCCAGAAAAGAAAGCTGCTGCTCAGAAGGTGGTAGAAAATCACAACAGTCAAATGATTGCAATTGAAACGACATACAATGACCAAACTGCTGCAATAGCTGGATCTCTTGAAAATTATGATTTAGATGAACAAGTAGAAGTCCTTGAAGCGGAAATGAAAAAAAATAAAAAGAACTATTTAGATCAAGCACTTTTAGATAGCAAGGGTCAGTTAAAACCAAAATACCAAGCTCATATACCAGAAGGTGCAGATCCTCAAAATATGTCTAATAAAGAGAAGATACAAGCAATACGATCATTCATAAAAACACCAACTCCAGATGATGCAAAATTTGCGGATGGAAAAAAAGCAGACGATCTAAAGGTGATATCAAAAATAGCTGAAAAACTATCTAAAAAAATGGGGAAGGATGCACCAGATGATATCAACATAAAAAAAGTATTAGCTAAACGACGAAATCAAGTAGTTGATATACATAGAGATCGTAAGAATAAATTAAATCAAGTAGATTCAGGACCACCACCATTAGGAGATCTGGAAGAAGCTCAAGAAGTAACAGAAGGATTCCATTTGGATATATTAGATGATAATAAATATGATGCAAATGAACCAGATCAAAAGAAGCGTTTGAAAGCTATAATGTCAAATGCATTTGATATTCATATGGGTGGTACGGTAGCTAATAGAGATACACTGAGAGCAGCACTGGGAGTAAACAGTTTACAAGAATTCAAAGATAAATTCAGAGTAAAAGAAGAAGAAAAACTCACATATGGTCCAGGAGGAGAAAAAGGTGGAATTGTAACTGGTAAAGTTGTATTTACATATGTTATCGCAGAAGAAGGTGGAGAACCGATTGAACTAGGTCGAAAGACTTACAGATCGTCTGACGGACCTACTGGAACTACAAGAACTATTATACAATATGCTCAAGCGATGCAGGCAAGAATAAAAGCTGCGCAATCAGTTAGGAGTGACAAATAATGAGAACACAGCTACTATGTACATTCGCACAAAAACCACACTTAGCAGATACAGTAGATATCATTATCCAAACATACACGGTTTTATATAATAAGATCTTTGTATTAAGAGAAGCTGGAAGTGCTAATGATCTAATGTGCACATACAACATAGATGCATCTCGCGATTTTACTATAATGGAAAATACCATATCACTACACCGTAAGAAAAACACAAACACGTTATATACTATAAACGCATTAAACAATCTGATTAAGTTGTTAAATAATGGAGTTCTTGACGTAACATATCAAGTAGATTGGGATAATTATAAGAATACAATGCTCGTTACAAATGATGATGGACTTCGAAGAATTAACACTGAAATCGAAGACGTAATTTATATCAAGAAAAACAACTAATCTGTTGCAAACTTCAATTTAATTTCGTATATTTAGTCTAAATAAAAGGCAAAGACTATGGCAAATTTTATATATGGAATATTATTATTCTTTATTGGTCAGATATTGATCTGGTATCAAACAAATGCACAATTCATCAATAAATGGGCAAAAGATCATCCATTCTTAATGGCATGTATATTCTCAATACCAATATCATACGCATTCATCGTTGCAACTAAATATGTTGTAATGTATTTCGATGGGTCATTATGGCCAGGTAGATTTATAGGATTTGCAACTGGAATTTCGTCATTTGCAATATTAACGAGCATTCATATGAATGAGGGAATAAATTCAAAAACGATGGTTTCGTTAGTACTTGCATGTGCTTTAGTGGCAATTCAAATTTTATGGAAATAAAGTTGCAAACACAGATTTTATTTCGTATATTTAATGTAAATCATTCTAGAAGCCTATTTATATAGGTAACTAATGACTAAATAATTTTATTAACTAATTAACAAACGGAGATTAAAAAATGGCAATTGACTTAGACGCTATTCGCAAGAAATTAAATAACTTGCAATCACAGACTACAAGAACTTCAAACTTGTGGAAGCCTGAACCAGGCAAACAACAAATCAGAATCGTACCTTATCAACACAACAAGGATAATCCTTTCATTGAATTGTACTTTCACTACAACTTAGGACAAAAGAACTACTTGTCACCAGTAACATTTGGTAAAGCAGATCCAGTAACGGAATTTGCAGAGCAATTAAAAGCTACCGGTAATAAAGATGATTGGCAAATGGCTAGAAAGCTTGATCCAACTTTAAGAACTTATGTCCCTGTCTTAGTAAGAGGACAAGAATCAGAAGGTGTTAAGTTTTGGGGATTTGGTAAGACTGTTTATCAAGAGCTACTAAGTTTTATCGCTGATCCAGATTATGGTGACATCACAGATTTACAAGCAGGAAGAGACATTACAGTTGAATTCTTAACAAAAGAAGAAACTGGAAAAAATTTCCCACAAACTACAATCCGTGTGAAACCTAATCAAACCGCTGCAACAGACAATAAAGATGTTGCAAATATGATAATGGATGGTCAAAAGAATATTACTGATATTTTCAAAGAAGTATCATACGATGATCTTAAACAAGCATTAGCAGAATGGTTAGAACCAGGATCAGGTGATGAGACTCCAGTAGGACAATCGGCACCAGCTTCAACGCAAACATCAACACAATCGTCGACTAAGAAAGTAGATGATGTTAACGATGCATTTGATGAATTATTTAAGTAAGAGGTAAGTTATGGCAAAAGATAAAGCAGGAGTCAGGGATGAACTGGCTACGGTGCTCGCAGCATCGTTGAATAAACAATTCAAAGATTATAAAGTAGCACATTTCTTAGATGGATCAGAAGATACTCCAACTGATTTAACAGAGTGGATTTCGACTGGATCATCTACGCTTGATCTAGCTATTGCAAACAGACCTCATGGTGGAATACCAGTTGGTAGAATTACCGAAATAACTGGTCTTGAAGCATCGGGTAAGTCATTACTCGCTGCTCACCTACTTGCTAATACTCAAAAGAAAGATGGCTTAGCGGTTTATATTGATACTGAAAACGCAATGAACGAAGAGTTCTTACGTGCTATTGGTATGGATGTATCAAAGATGTTATATGTACAATTGGAAACGATTGAAGATATCTTTGAATCAATTGAAAATATCATAAACAAAGTTAGAGAGTCTAGTAAAGACAGATTGGTAACGATCGTCGTAGACTCATTAGCTGGAGCATCTACGAAAGTAGAAATGGAAGCGGATTATGAGAAAGACGGTTGGGCAACTTCAAAAGCTATAATTCTATCAAAAGCAATGAGAAAAGTTACTCAGATGATCGGTAGACAAAGAATATGTCTAGTGTTCACAAACCAGCTTCGTCAGAAGTTGGGAGTAATGTTCGGTGATCCATGGACAACATCAGGTGGTAAAGCAGTAGGGTTTCACTCAAGCTGTAGACTTCGATTAAAATCTATGGGACAACTGAAAACAAAAGTTGACAAGCAAGATGTAGTAGTTGGAATGAAAACGAGTGCTCAAGTTATCAAAAATAGAATGGGACCACCTTTGAGAAAAGCTGAATTTGAAATTCTATTTGAGAGTGGAGTGGATGATTATGGTGGATGGTTGAATGTATTGAAAAACCACAAGTTAGTTACGCAATCAGGTGCGTGGTACGGATATACAGATACTGATACCGGAGAAATTCATAAATTCTTATCCAAAGATTGGAAAGGATTGCTTGAGGGCAATGAAGATCTAAAAAATCAAATCTATCAAAAAATGTGTGATGTTAGTATTATGAAATACAAAACAGACAAATTGGGGGTAGATGATATTGATCTGAGTGATGAACCAGTACCAGAAGGATAGAGAATAAAGGTTATGAAAAACAAGTATTTTTCTATATTGGATTCGTTAAAGGAAAACGAGGCTGTTAGTAGCAATATCAATGATAGGATATTAGTTATTGACGGCCTCAATACCTTCATACGATCTTGGTCAGTATCTCCAGCAACAAATGATGATGGAATTCATGTTGGTGGTATTAGTGGATTTCTAATGTCTATAGGGGCTGCAATCAAAAAGATTAAACCTACAAGAGTTATTATATGTTTTGATGGTAAAGGTGGTAGTCAGAGAAGACGTAAACTGTTTCCTGCTTATAAAGGAAATAGAAAACCATCACAAAAACTAAACAGAGCATATCAAGCTGGTGGAGGATCATTAACCGATCAACAAGAAAACATGAAAATGCAACTTGGAAGGTTGATAAACTATTTAGACACACTACCAGTAACGTGTATGTCTATAGAAAATATAGAAGCAGATGATGCAATGGCATACATAACACAACAAGTGCTTCCAGAATCTAGACATTTCATTATGTCATCAGATAAAGACTTTTTACAACTAATCGACGAAAGAATAGGTGTGTGGAGTCCTACAAAAAAGAAAATGTACTTCAAAGACGATATCTTAGAAGAGTTTGGAATATCAGCTCCAAATTATTTAATGTATAGAGTTTTAAGTGGAGATAAGTCAGATAACATTCCAGGTATTCCAGGAGTAGGACTAAAATCTTTACTTAAAAGAGTACCAGAGCTATCAGAAGAACAAAAAGTTACAATAGAAGATCTCATTAAGCTTTCAGCAGACAGTAAGATAAAAATGTTAAATGCAATCAATGAGAACTACGACTTACTAGAATTAAATCACAAACTAATGCAACTCCACGATGTAGATATATCAGGACGAGCAAAAGAAACAATTAGAAATATTGTACACAATCCAATTCCATCTTTGAATAAACCAAAATTCCAGTTAATGTTGGTAGAAGATAAGATGAACACAGCTATTAGAAATCATGAATTTTGGCTAAAAGAAGTTTTTATGCCATTACATGCTTTTTCATTAGTTTAGTTGCATACTACAAATATTTTTCTTATATTAAGAGCATATGTCAGATACATTCTTAAAATACGGATATAGCTTTCAATCGAAATTGATAGCTTGTTTATTCAAAGATAAACCATTCTTACAACAGATTATGGATATTCTAGATCCTGAATATTTTGAATCAGAAGCCAATAAGTGGATGATGTCCACAATCACAGATTATTATATAGAATTCAAATCACAACCAACATTAGAAGTAATGAAGGTAAAATTAGAAGATATTGGGAATGATGTTCTTAAAACTGAGATTGTTCAACATCTTAAAGATGCAGTGCGGAACTTTGAAGCTTCAGACCTTGATTTTGTTAAGGATGAAACTATAAAATTCTGTAAGAATCAAAAGATAAAACAAGCTATAACTCAATCAGTTGAGTTGCTGCAATTTGGAGATTATGATGGTATAAAAACCAAAATTGACGAAGCAATGAAGGCAGGAGGCGATAAAGACATTGGACATGATTACAATGTTGATATAGATGCTCGGTATGAAGAAAGTTTACGTAAGACCGTCAAGACAGGATGGGAAGTAATAGATGATATGGCTGATGGAGGATTAGGAGCAGGTGAATTAGGAGTATTCGTAGCCCCAGCTGGTATCGGTAAATCTTGGGGATTAGTCAATGTAGCAGCCAATGCAGTAAAAGCAGGTAAGACGGTAGTTCATTATACATTAGAATTAAATCAAGCGTATGTCGGATTAAGATTTGATTCTGTATTTACTGGTATAGCAGCGCAAAATTTGAAGTTTCATAAAGAGGATGTTGAAAAACGGGTGAATAAACTCAAAGGGCAATTGATAGTGAAATATTTTCCAACAAAGGGTGCTACTGTGAACACTATTCGTGCACATATTGATAAGTGCACCATACAAGGATTTAAGCCGGATATAGTGATAGTAGATTATGCGGATCTATTAAGAGGTAATGGTAAAGAAGTAAGACATGAACTTGGTAATATCTATGAAGACCTTAGAGGTATGGCAGGAGAATATGAAATACCAGTTTGGACAGCATCTCAAGCAAATAGATCTGCATTAGAGGAGGATGTTATTGGAGCAGAGAAAATAGCAGAATCTTATTCAAAGATTATGACAGCTGATTTTGTAATATCACTGTCAAGAAAAGTGGAAGACAAAATAGCAGGAACTGGAAGGTGGCATGTTATTAAAAATAGGTTTGGACCTGATGGAATTACGTTGCCAAGTAAAATGAATACGTCAAACGGACAAATTCACATATACGAAGGAGCTTCAGCTCAAGGTCAAGATGCGCAAAAGCAAATGGATGGTGGACAAGAATTTCTACGTAAAAGATTAGCAAATAAATTTATGGAATTAAAGGAGAAACCTTCGGATGAATAGAGCTATATACATATATACACATAATTATTATATACACAACGGTTATACCGAAATAATAAAATCAAGAAAAAATAGAGGAACATTATAATGGAAATTTCAAACAAAATTCTATCAGACATTACTGTCTATATGAAGTACGCAAAGTTTATCCCAGACTTAAATAGGAGAGAGACGTGGGAAGAGTTAGTAACGCGAAACAAGCAAATGCACCAAAAGAAATATCCAGCTTTGAAGCAAGATATTGAAGATGTGTATAAATTTGTATATGATAAGAAAATACTTCCTTCAATGAGAAGTATGCAATTTGCTGGTAAACCAATTGAAATTTCTCCAAATAGAGTTTATAACTGTGCATACCTTCCAATAGATTCAATCGAATCATTTAGTGAATGTATGTTTTTACTCTTAGGTGGAACGGGTGTAGGATATTCAGTACAAAAACACCATGTTGCAACACTTCCTATGATACAAAAACCATATCCTAAAAGAAAGAAAAGATATCTGATTAGTGATAGTATTGAAGGATGGGCTGATGCAGTAAAAGTTCTTATGAAATCCTATATGAATGGTGGTGGTAGTAGAGTTGAATTTGATTATTCAGATATTAGACCAAAAGGAGCTAGACTTGTAACATCAGGTGGTAAAGCACCAGGACCTCAACCACTAAAAGAGTGTTTAGTTAAGATCGATGGAATGTTGAAGGAAAAAGAATCAGGAGATCAACTATCAACGATTGAAGTCCATGACATTGTATGCCATATTGCTGATGCAGTTTTAGCTGGTGGTATTAGAAGAGCTGCATTGATTAGTTTATTTAGTGCAGACGATGATCAGATGATTGGTTGTAAAAGTGGTAACTGGTGGGAATTGAATCCACAAAGAGGTAGAGCAAATAATTCAGCATGTTTAATGAGACATAAAATAACCAAAGACTTCTTTATGGATTTATGGAAAAGAGTTGAACTATCAGGAGCAGGTGAACCAGGAATTTATCTAAACAATGATAAAGACTGGGGAACTAATCCATGTTGTGAAATTGCATTAAGACCTTATCAATTCTGTAATTTATGTGAAGTAAATGCGAGTGATATTGACTCGCAAGAAGATTACGAAGCAAGAGTTAAAGCTGCAGCTTTTATTGGAACACTCCAAGCAGGATATACTAATTTTCACTATTTAAGAGAAATATGGCAAGATACTACTGAAAAGGATGCATTGATCGGAATCTCAATGACAGGTATAGGTTCAGGAACAGTTTTAGGATATGATATGAAATCAGCTGCTAAGATTGTAAAGAAAGAGAATTCAAGAGTAGCAAAGTTAATAGGAATCAAATCATCAGCAAGATGTACCACTGTAAAACCTGCAGGTACGACTTCTTTAACATTAGGAACTTCATCAGGTATTCATGCATGGCATAACGATTATTATATTAGAAGAATTAGAGTTGGTAAGAATGAATCAATATACAAATATTTATTTGAATTCCACCCAGAACTAGTAGAGGATGAGTATTTCAGTCCGCATGATACAGCGGTAATTCAAATTCCACAAAAAGCGCCGGAGGGTTCAATATTAAGAACTGAATCTCCGTTTCAATTATTGGAAAGAGTTAAGAAAGTTGCAACTGAATGGGTATCACCAGGACATAGGAATGGATCAAATACCCACAACGTTTCAGCAACAGTTTCTTTGAGAGATAATGAGTGGGATTATGCAGGAGAATGGATGTGGGAAAACAGAAAACATTACAATGGATTATCAGTACTACCATATAATGGAGGCTCCTACACTCAAGCTCCATTTGAAGACATTACAGAAGAAAAATATAACGAGATGTTAAAATCGTTAACTGAGATAGATTTATCTAGTATAGTAGAAGAAAAAGATGAAACTGATCTAAAAGGCGAATTGGCATGTGCAGGTGGTGCTTGTGAAATTGTATAAATTGGATTGGATCCAACAGTTATATTATGAGGAAATGTTACGTAATAATACGGAGAAATCTCATGATAAACATGAACGATATGACCAGACGATTGAAGGAAATCGAAAAGGAAATAGAGGATTATCAAAACGAATGCAAACACAAAAATCAGACGATCAGGACGGTGAAAGTAGGAGAAACGAGATGGGTATGTGATAAATGCCACATAGCTTTGAAATGGCCAACACCAACTGAATTAGAAAAATGGATCAAATAAAAATTATAAAAATAAAAACTAACGCTCAAAATTTACATGGGTGGATAGCTTTAAGTATAACAGATATGCCAGTTGGCCACATCTTTATGAATGAAGATATTGGAAATAAGATTAAATTTCAAGATGCTTGGGTTCATGATGAATATAGAATGAAAGGAGTTTATACCGCTCTATTCAATACTAGATGGGAATGGGTAAAAAAGAAGTATCCAGGATGGACTGCGTATGCTTGGTGTAAAGACTCAAGTAAACCTCTATATTCAAAGAATGGATTTGAAGAAGGTGAGATATGCACCTATATGGAAAAAAAAGTAGATAATGTTGTATAAATGAATTATATTTCTTATATTTAAGTTATATAAAATAAAAAAAGAAAAAGGTTATGGATTTATTAAAAAAGGCAAATGGTAATCTTCCACGTACGGAAGAGGAAAAACAAAAAATGATAGAACAAGCAGCTGTACATTACGGACAGTTTCTTGAAGCACTTGGATTTGATTGGAAAGCAGATAAGCATAGCGATCGAACTCCACAAAGAGTTGCAAAAGCGTGGGTAAATGATCTAATAATGGGATCGATATCAGAACCGCCAGTCATTACAGCGTTTCCAAATGATGAAGGTTATACTGGTTTGATATGTCAAACACGTATTCCAGTTATGAGTATGTGTGCACATCACAACTTAACATTCTCAGGAGTAGCTCATGTAGCTTATATTCCAGGAAAATCAAAAAATGATTTGGTAGTTGGTTTAAGTAAGTTGAATCGTATCGTTGACTTTTATTCAAGAAGACCTAACATTCAAGAATCACTAACAAAACAAATACATGATCACGTTGAGAAATTATGTGAAGGACATAGAGGGGTTGCAGTGGTTATAGAATCACAGCACAACTGTGTGAAGTGTAGAGGTATTAAACATGATTCAGTTATGAAGACTGCTCAAATGTCAGGAAGATTTATTGAAACAGAAATGACAAGACAAGAGTTCTTTGCTTTAATTGATCAAAGTAGATACTAAAAATGGCAATGAAACGAATCACAGATTATGATAAAATCTTACCGGTACTAGAAGTATATAGATGTGTTCAATCCGAAGGAAGTAGGTTTGGACGTCCGACAATAGCAGTTAGAACAACCGGATGTACTCACCGTTGCTACTTTGGTGAAGGAGGATGGTGTGATTCATGGTACACCTCTATACATCCAGAAAAAGGAACATTTACATTTAATGATATAGTCAAAATATATGACGAGAATCCACAAGTAAAAGAAATGATGTTAACGGGTGGATCACCAACAATGCATCCAGCGTTGGTTAATGAGTTAACACACCTTGCATATGAAAGAAATATTATTATCACTATCGAAACTGAAGGATCTCATTATATTGAAACCGATTATCCTATCGACTTGTTGTCTCTTAGCCCTAAGTTTAGTAATTCCGTTCCTGTTGTTGGGGCTATTACTCCAGCTGGGAAAGTTATTGACGAAAGATTCATAAAGACACATAATAGATTAAGACAAAATACGGATGCAATTAAAAAGATGATAGCATTCCATAAAGACTATCATTTCAAACCAGTTTGGGATGGAACAGAATCAAACTTGCAAGAGATAGAAGCATATAGAATTGAGTTGGATATCCCAAAAGATAAAACTTATATCATGCCTGCAGGTGATACGAGAGAAACGTTAATTGAAATGTATCCGTTAGTATTCGAAATGGTAGCAGAACATGGTTATAATATGACGGGTAGAGATCATATAGTAGCCTATGACACAGAGAGAGGAGTATAAAATGGCAAAATACCAATCAACAAAACTATTTGATAATTATTCAGTAGCATTAAGACAGCATAAGGCTGCACATTCACATTGTGAATTACTTCACGGATATGCATTAAAGTTCAAAGTATGGTTTGAATCTAATGAACCATTGGAAGAAAAGCAATTAGATGAAATGAATTGGATCATGGACTATGGTGGATTCAAAGATACAGATGCAGAACCAACTCCAGGAAATGGATTAAAAAAATGGATGAACCATATGTGGGATCATACATGTTTAATAGAGAAAGATGATCCACAGTTAGAATCATTTAAGATGATGGAAGAGTTAGGAGTTTTATCGTTAAGAGTAATGGATAAAATGGGAGCCGAATCATGTGCTAAATTAGTCTATGATAAGTTTAATGAACGAATGGCTTTGACAGGTGGTGGTAGAGTAAAAGTGGTAAAGGTAGAGTGTTGGGAAGCTGACAGAAATTCATCAATATACACAGAGTAATATGAAATTAGAAAAGATATTTAGCATGGAACAAATGATAACACAAGATCAGATTCAATCAAGAGTTAAAGAATTAGCACAACAAATAGAACAACATGAGGATAAATATAATCACGACCTACCTCCAGTATTCATATGTATTTTGAATGGAGCAGTTATGTTTTTTTCAGATCTTATGAAAAATTATCATGGACTATGTGAGATGGACTTTCTTAGAGCAAAGTCGTATAATGGAAGAGATAACTCCGGAGGAGTTAAAATATTAAAGGACATAGAAGTTGCTATTCAAGGAAAAAATGTGTATATTATAGAAGATATTATTGATACTGGTGAAACAATGAAGGAGATATATTTACATCTCAGTTCACAATTACCAAGCAGTATCAATATTGTAACATTATTAAAACGAAAGGAAGACGATCATCCAATGGACTTTTATGGGTTCGAAATCAATGACGAATGGGTAGTTGGTTATGGACTAGACGACAATGGATTGAGTAGAAATCTTCCTGCTATTTACAAATTAGAACAAGGAGAATAAAAATGGTAAATTGGATAAACGGTTTTGATGCCGGAAACAAAAAAGAAAAGTATTATTTGGAATGTAGAATCGGAACATTCACTGTGTTAGAAATAAAGTGGGAGCCGGGTAAATTTAGATTCATGGTAGTTAATTTAGGATTCGAGATATAATATGTTATTAAATGCAAATCAAGTAGAGCAAATGCTTATTACAAATGGTAAAGGTAAGAAAGCTCAAGTAGGTTATGATTTAACCGTAACAGATGTAAAATCGATTAGAGGTGGAATGTTATTTGCAGATAAAACGGTTTTAGATCGTTATGATGAAGTTAAGTTAACGACTGTCGAAAAAGCACAAGGAGATGAGAGAAATGTCTGGGTATTAACTCCTGGAGTTTATAGCGTTACTTTTGAGCAAGGATGTAAATTAGACGATAAGACTACAGCTTTTATTAGACAGAGATCATCTATTCTAAGAATGGGTGGTACTGTGACTAGCGGTGTATATGATCCAGGATTTGAAGTTGATCAGATGGGAGGTGTAATGACACTTACTAAGACTGTTGTATTAGAACACGGAGCTAGACTAGCTCAGATTATAATGTTTGAAAACAATTCTGCTGAACTATACGACGGCCAGTGGCAAAAAGATAAAGACGTTAAGTAGTATGAGAACAAATGTTATAGCAAAGTTAGAGATAGAAGGATTACATAATTGGCCAGATGCTCAAAAAGTATTTCCTGAAGTAGGATTCTTATCAAGTATGCATAGGCATAAATGGTTTATCACTGCTAAGAAAGAAGTGTTTCATGATGATAGAGATGTAGAGTTCATTATGTTCAAAAGAGATATCGAAGAATGGCTAGGACATCAGTATTATAATCTAAAGTCTAGGACACATGAGTTTGGAGCCAAGTCATGTGAAATGTTGGCGAAAGAAATCATGAATGAGTTTGGTTGTTGTTATGTATCGGTATTTGAAGATAACGAAAATGGTGCAGAAGTATATGTATAGAGATCATATAATATTTGTTGCAGGAACAATTTGTAGTGGAAAAACTTATGAAGCTAGATTATTAGCAGAGGATTTAGATTATGATCTCATAGAAATCTCAGATATAGTTAGAGGAATACTAGATACAAATAAACGAGACAAACTGCAAGGACATCCAGAACTATCTACACAAATCATTTACCAAATTGGAGAACTCAGACGGACTACGAGGAAGAAAGGGGTGGTAATAAGTGGACCGAGACAAGTAGAGATCGTATCAGCATATCCAGAAGCAGAAATGATTTGGATGAATACATCTTTAGATATGTGTTTTGAACGATTTTGTAGTAGAGGAGATTCAAAGGATACTGAATTTGATCGAAATACGTTTGAAGAATATCTACTTAAAGATGATGAATTAGGATTACAAGAAGTTAAACAATATATGGAAAAGAAAAAATATGAAAAAAACTAAATTTGGTTATATAGCTCCGGTAGAGTATTTAGACCTTATACCGGAAGATGCTGATTTTCACTTGATATTAGCACATTTACTAAAAGACAAACAATATGCAGCTTACTATAGAGAGAAAGCTGATAGAGGCGATACTATTATTTGTGATAATGGTGCATTTGAATTCAAAAAGAGTTTAGATCCAGAACCACTTATGAAATTGATATCTGATAGCGGTGTGAAGCCAACTTATGTGGTAGCGCCAGATTATCCATTTGAACCGTGGAGCGTAACATATGATTCAACGGTCAATTTTATTGAAATGGCTAAAGGTGAAGACTATGAGATAATGGCAGTGCCTCAATCAGAGACGGGAAATTATAAAGGATGGTTGGAATGTTATAAACGATTAGCAGAACTTCCTGAAGTTAAGGTTATGGGAATGTCTATATTAGGAATTCCTAACGCATTTTGCGGATTAACTGGAACCAAAGATATATCAGCTAATAGAATATTTGCAACTGCTTATATGTGTAGAGAAGGATTAGTTTCTCAAAGAAAAGATCTTTCACATCATTATTTAGGATTAGGAGATGGTCCAAGAGAATTGATTACTCAAAGAGCCTTAGGTGTAATGGATACCAATGATAGCTCATCACCGTTCTGGCACGCAATCAATGGTGTATTGTTAGATGATAGTACAACTGGATTAGTTGGAGGAAAATCGGAATTAGAAGTTGACTTCCACATAGAGAAGGCAGCAAAGAAATTTAGTATTGATAATAAGCAGATGTCGGTAGAAAAAATGATCAAGTATAATATCGAATGGATGCGTAATATATTGGAGAAGTAGTATGGAACAACCAGATGCAAAGAAACATCAACAGATTAGTTTTGTTAAATCGGGTATTAGAATATTAGGGTATATCTTTATACCATTTAATGTAGATGTTGCAGTAACACTATTAGTAGTATCAGAAGCAGTAGGAATATTAGAAGAATTAGTTTAGGTCATGTATCAAAATATTTATGTAGATTATAAAACTCGTACGGTTCATATATGGGATGATCAATTAGGTCATGTTAAGAATCCGTTAAGTAAGTATCGATATGCTTATCTCAAAGATCCGAGAGGTCAGAGAAAAGCTATCGATGGTAAGACTGTACGAGTTGTTAAACGATGGTCAGAAGAAGACGAACGATCGGGTAAACTATATGAATATGATGTTCCAATGGAAACTAAAGCGTTGATTCACGAATATGGAGATTCGGATTTTCCTTCAACAAATCATAGAGAAGTATTTTTTGATATTGAAACTGAAATACTACAAGGATTTCCAGATTGGAGAGATCCAATTAACAAGATCACAGCAATAGCTTGGTATGAGCGTTCAATAGATAAGTATGGTGTATTCGTATTGGATGAAAAAGACCGTGTCAAAAGTGTATCAAAGGATAATTGTGAAGTTATCATTTGTAAGACTGAAGGAGAACTCTTATATAAATTCTTAGAAAAATATATTGAATTGGATCCAACTATTCTCACAGGATGGAATATTGAGGGGTTTGATGTACCATATCTTTATAATAGAATAAAAACTGTACTCGGTGATGATTATGCAAATTCGTTAAGTCCTATAGGAAAAGTTAATTATAGAGAACATTTAGATCGTTATTATATAGAGGGAGTTTCATGTTTAGATTATCTACCATTGTATCGAAAATATACTATCGGTGAACGATCTTCGTATAGATTAGATGCAATAGGACAGACTGAAGTAGGATTGGGTAAGATTGAATATGAAGGAACATTAGATGATTTGTTTGAGAAAGATATTGATAAATATATTGAATACAACTTAAATGACGTTGAAATTGTAAAACGGTTGGACGACAAATTAAAGTTCTTAGATCTAACAAGAGCTATATGCCATAAAGGTCATGTACGATATGAATACATCCATATTACATCTAACTATCTAGAGGGAGCGATTCTCACTTATTGTAATAGATTGGGAATTGTAACTAAAAATAAACCAGAAAAAAGAAAAAGAGAAGGTAAATTCTCAGGAGCATTTGTCAAGGTTCCTAATCCTGGCAGATATGATTGGATATATGATTTAGACTTAACATCGCTATATCCATCCATCATTATGTCGCTCAACATAAGTCCAGAAACAAAAATGGGTAAAGTGGTTGATTGGGATCAAGATGCATTCAATAAAAACAAAGATAGGAATTTTACAGTACAACTCGGTAAAACAAACAAGAAAATGCATATGACCGAATATAAAAAATTCGTAGAGGAAAAGAATTATTCAGTATCAGCAAACGGAGTTATGTTTGATAAGTCGCGACCTGGATTAGTGCCATCTATTCTGAATGCATGGTTTCAAGAAAGAGTCGAGTATAAGAATCTAAGGAAAAGATATGAATCTGAAGGAGATACAGTTAAAGCTGAATTCTACGATCAAAAGCAGTACACTCAAAAGATACTGCTTAATTCAATGTATGGTGTATTAGGATTGGCATCTTTTAGATTCTTTGACTTAGACAATGCAGAAGCTGTAACAACAACTGGACAGACGGTTATCAAGACTACAGCAAAGATAGGTGATCAATATTATAGCAAAGAGTTAGGAAAAGAAAAAGAACATTGTATCTACACAGATACAGATTCAGTATTCTTCTCAGCTCTTCCATTAGTTAAAAAACGGTATCCAAACATTGATGTGTTTGATGATAAAGTGATGTCTGAAAAGATTCTCATCATAGCAAAAGATGTACAAGATCATATCAATACGACTTATGATGTAATGGCAAAGAAATTGTTTAATATCAACGATCATAGATTTGACATAAAGCAAGAAACCATTGCAAAAGCAGGTATATGGATTGCTAAGAAAAGATATGCTCAATGGATAATTAACGTTGAAGGACATCCCGTTGATAAATTAGATGTAAAAGGTATTGATGTTGTAAGATCGAATTTTCCAGCAGCTCTTAGGACCTTTATGGCGGGAGTGTTGCAAGATATTTTACAAAACAAGACAAAAGATTATATAGACAATAAAGTGTTAGACTTCAGACAAGAGATAGAAACGCTTCCTATATTAGATGTAGCAAAACCAACTGGTGTAAAAAATATTGAAAAATATACATTAGAGTATGATGGGTCGACTCGCACAGCAACACGCAAAGGATGTCCAGCTCATGTTAAGGCTGCTATATCATATAACGATATGATTACAGCTTTGAAGCAAACCCATCTTGGAGAGATTAGAGAGAAAGAAAAGATCAAATGGGTGTATCTCAAACCAAATCCATATGGATATGATAGTTTGGCATTGAAAGGTTATGATGATCCGATTGAAATAGTTGAGTATATAGAAAAATATATTGATTATAATAAACACTTTCAATCAGATTTGGAAAATAAATTATTGGCTTTTTACACTGCATTACAGTGGGGTAAATTACCAGCTAAAAATACGAAAATGATTCAAAAATTCTTCGATTTTAGTTAACTTAATATATACTTATATATAGAAAATAAAGGTTATTATGGACAAACAAAAATTAAATGGTTTTATAGACAAATACTCATTAGGAGGTGGTGTCGAATCTGTAAAGTGGAATGTATCTAAAGAAGCGATGCAGACAAACTTTATATCAGATGATAAAACATTACTAGGTAATGTTAAATACAAGGGCATTGGATTCACGGAAGGTGATTATTGTATATACACAACCTCACAACTCAAAAAACTTATTAGCGTACTAGATACAGATATTAACGTGTTAGTTAATCATCAAGAAGGACGCTCCTACTCTATAGGAATGACTGATAATACTACGATGTTAGAGTATATCTTATCAGAAGAAGCCATAATTCCAAAAGCTCCAAAGCTAAAACAAATACCAGAATTCACTGCAACAATTGTAATAGATGGCAACTTTGTATCTAGGTTTATTAGATCCAAAGCTGCATTATCAGATGAGACAAACTTTACGGTAGTAGCAGATGATCTTGGAGATAAGTTGCAAGTAATCATAGGACATTCAGATTCTATGGCAACTAATAAGATTATATTTGACGTGCAAAACGCAAACACTGAAGTACCAGATTTAGAGCATATCTCATTCTCAGCTGATCATATGAAAGAAATATTATTAGCCAATCGAGATATGACTTCTGGTTTGATGGAAGTTAGTCCGGATGGATTAGCAAAAATAACAATAGAAGGACCAGATTTCAAATCTGTATATTATTTAGTACAAACGCAAAACAATTAAAGGAGAGTAGTTATGAAATTAACACCAATTGAAGACCGTGTAATATGTCAGCCAGTAGATGCAGCTGATATGACAAGCGGAGGAGTGATTCTACCAGACATGAATCAAGAAGGATCAATCATTGCAAAAGTGATTGCAGTAGGACCAGGAAGACCGTGTTTATTCAACGGTGATAAGATCGTTGCGATGGTAACCAAAGTAGATGATTTAATAGCGTTGCCAAAATTTGGTGCGCAAAAAATCGAAGTAGAAGGTGAAGAATGCCTAGTCGTAAAAGAAAACGAAATTTTAACAATAATGGAGGATACAAATGGGTAAGAATTTAATTTTTGATGAAGATGCTAGAAAAGCTCTATTATCAGGAGTAAACAAATTAGCTGATGCAGTTTCAGTAACGTTAGGACCAAAAGGAAGAAACGTAGTAATAGAAGGTGAATATGGTGAAGGTTTTATCTCAACTAAAGATGGTGTGACTGTTGCAAATACAGTTGATTTAAGTGATAAAGTTGAAAATGCAGGTGCAATGATGGTTAAAGAAGTAGCTAACCAAACAAACAATGTCGCAGGTGATGGAACAACTACAGCAACTGTATTAGCACGAGCTATATTAAAAGAAGGATTCAAATATATTTTATCAGGGGCAAATCCTGTTGAAGTAAAACGAGGAATCAATATGGCAACTAATGCAATTGTAGCTAGATTATCTAAGATATCAGAAGAAGTAGAAGGATCTGAAGCTATTAAAAATGTAGCAGCAATCTCTGCAAATAATGATGAGGAAATCGGTAAGATAATAGGAGCTGCAATGGATCAAGTAGGAACTGAAGGAGTAATCACAGTTGAAGAAAGCGGTACGAGAGAAACATATCTAGAGACGGTTGAAGGTATGCAATTAGATGGTGGATTCTTATCTCCATATTTCATAAATAATCAACAAGAGCAAAAATGCCAGATGGAAGATCCTTGTATATTATTATACGATAAGAAGATTACATCTATTAAGGATATTGTTCGTCCTATGGAATATTGTATTGCTCAAAACAAACCATTACTCATCATAGCAGATGATATAGATGGAGAAGCTTTGGCTGGACTTATCGTAAATAAAGCTAGAGGAACACTGAACTGTGCAGCAATCAAAAATCCAGGTTTCGGTAAATACAAAGCTGAAAAATTAGAAGACATCTCGATAATTACGGGAGGAACTGTTATAAACACTTCGAAGGGAATGAAATTGGATAAATTCCAAGCAGAATGGTTTGGAACTTGTAAGAATGTAACTATTGATAGTAAAAGTGCTGTACTAGTAGATGGTGCAGGTACATTAGAAGAAATTACAGCTCGTATTGATGATATGAAAGGATTTATGGAGTTTTTAGATTCTGATTATGATGTAGAACAAATGCAAGTTAGAATGGGAAAACTTGGTGGTGGAGTTGCAATCATTAAGATGGGAGCAGATTCAGAACTCGAAATGAAAGAAAAGAAGTTTAGAGTCGAAGATGCTTTAGCAGCAACCCGTGCAGCACTTGATGAAGGTATTGTTACTGGTGGTGGAACAGCTTTAGTGGATGCATCTATAAGTCACAACATAGACAATGAATCTTCTCATGTTAATGCATTTGAAAATGAAGATCAGCAAATCGGATTCGATATTGTACTTAAAGCGTGTAAAGCACCATTCAACACAATTATGGGGAATGCAGGTCTTAACGCAGATGTAATTTTAGAAAAGATTAAAACTTCAGACACTAAAAATGCTGGTTATGATGCAAGACGTGATGAGGTAGTAGATATGTTAGAACATGGCATCATCGATCCAGTTAAAGTAACTAGAACAGCTTTGGAAAAAGCAGCCTCAGTTGCAGGAACAATGTTGACGACTGATTGTGTCATTACAAAGGAACCTAATGAAGACGAAGACCCGAATCAAAATATGATGAATGGTGGTTTTGGAATAGGATAGAGATAATTATGGAAATATATGTAAACGCAATAGTAAAAAAATGTGAAGCGGATAGAGCAATAGCAGTAGCTAATCTGAACACTTATCTAAAAAGTCCAGTAGGTGTCGGAGAGCATCCGAATATCGTAGGAGAAGTAGAAAAGTTGTTAGGAGATATAGCAACGGCTGATGGAAAATTAGAAGCGTTAAAATCGCTTATTAGTTCAAATCCTCCAGCTGATAATGTTGCAGAATCCAAATAATTTTCGTATATTGTATATATGAATATAGAAAATACACTTTGGGTAGAGAAGTATCGACCTGATACTTTAGATGGATACATCGGATCAGAAGCTGTGGTTTCAAAGGTTCAGTCATATTTAGCAAGTGGGGATATTCCTCATTTGCTATTATATGGCAAAGCTGGAACTGGAAAAACTACATTAGGTAAGATTGTTGTTAATAATATCGACTGTGATCATATGTACATAAATGCATCTGATGAAAATAATGTTGATACAGTTAGAACTAAGATTAGAGATTTTGCAAGTTCAATGGGATTCAATCCATTGAAAGTCATCATATTGGATGAAGCAGATTATCTAACTCCTAATGCTCAAGCAGCATTGAGAAATCTAATGGAGACGTTTTCAAAAACAACTAGATTCATTCTAACGTGTAATTATGTTGAAAAGATTATTGATCCGATCCAAAGTAGATGTCAAGTATTTGGAATAACTCCACCATCTAAAAAAGATGTTGCAATGAGATTGAAGGATATATGCACTCAAGAGAATATAGAGGAAGGCTTTGCACCAGCGATAGTGCAGATAGTTAATACAACATATCCAGATATTCGTAGAGGTATAAACGCATTACAAAGACAGATTGTAGATGGAAAATTAGTTATAGATGAGATATCAATGCTCCAAGCTGATTGGATGAATGATTTATTAAAATCTATGCAAGCCAATGAAAGTATATCAAAAATGAGACAAATTGTTGTAGATAGTAAATCTACAGACTTCACAGATGTATATAGATTCTTATATGATAATATGGATGAATACACAACTCAAACAGCTGAAGCTATAATGTATATAGCAGAAGCACAATATAAAGATGTTATGGTAGTTGATAAGGAAATCAACATTATGGCATTATTAGTAAAACTAAAGGAGACGTTAAAATGAAAGTAGTAAATAACCGAGGGAAAAGTAGAAGCAACCCACAACCAGAACAACCAGCACTAAACATCAATCCTGATGATTTAGAAGATGTTGTATGTGAGCAGTGTAAGAATCCAACATTTGTACCAGCATCACTATTCAAAAAACTGCCAGCATCGTTATCACCATCAGGGAAAGCAACATTGGTACCTATTCAAGTATTCGAATGCTCAGCTTGTAAATGGGTAAACGAAGAATTTGTACCGAAGATGCCATCTAAAGAAAATGAGTAAAAGTATAATTGAGCATATCAACAACATAACTGTAAATAAGCTACCAGCAGATAATTACTCAGAGAGTGATTGGAAATCCTGGAGCTCATTTATGGTCAGTAGATGGCTCTCTATGAACTCGGGATTATTAGAGTTAGTAAACGAAGTACAATCGCTAAATCTAACAGATAAGAAGCAGTTGTATAAATTATACTCAAATATACTTCCTAAGAAAAAAATGTTTAGTAAGTACATAAAAGCTAAGAAGACTGACAAATATCATCCAGAACTAATTACATATCTATCTAAACATTTTGAGGTAGGAAAAACTGAAATAAAATCATACTTATCGTTGCTTTTTCGAGAAAAAAGGGGGATATTGTATATTGAAAATATACTCAAAACTTACGGAGTAGATAATAAACAAATTAAAAAGCTGATAAAGATAAAGAAATGACTAATAGTAGACAAGAGCTCCAAGCTCAATATCCAGGAATAGCGAAAGCATATGAAAGAATTCAACTTGAGCAATATGAATTATTTGCAAAAAAGATGATGGACTATGGTAAAGGTAATATATCTGTAGGATCTAATTTAGAAACCGATCAAGAAGTTCATGTAGCGTTAACTGGTTTATGGTTCAGAATGAATGATAAGATTCAACGACTAAAACAATTAGTCCTACTAAAGAAAGAAGCTAGAGTAGAATCAGAATCTATAAAAGATACGTTTCAAGATTTATCTATATATGGAATAATATCACAAATGGTAAGCAATGGCGACTGGAAATAAAATATCATATTCACAGTATACTCAATATGCTAATTGTCCACGTCAGTGGAAGCTTAATTATGTAGATAAATTATCAGAGTATACTCAATCTATACATACGTTATTTGGAACAGCATTTCATAATACATTGCAAGCGTATCTAACTATCATGTATAATGAATCTGCAGTATCAGCTAATAAGGAGGATTGGAATACTATACTTAAAAATTTCATGGCAAAGGAATACAAAAAAGCTTGTGCAATGGGACAAGATCCAAAGTTTACCAATGCAGCAGATATGGGTGAATTCTACGAACATGGAATCTTGATATTAGATCATGTAATAAAGAACCGAGGCACATATTTCCAAAAGAAAAATCACGAGCTAATAGGTGTAGAAGTACCATTACTTGTTCCCATGGAAGCTAATAAAAATATAAAGTTTAGAGGGTATATCGATCTTATTATTAAAGATACTAGAGACAATACGTATAAAATTATTGATATAAAAACATCCACTATGGGATGGAATAAATATCAAAAAGCGGATAAAACCAAAACTGCTCAATTGGTATTGTATAAATCTTATTATGCAAAACAATTTAATGTACCGGTAGAAAATATTAGAATAGAATACTTTATTGTTAAACGTAAACTTTATGAAAATCTCGACTTTCCACAAAAGAGAGTACAAATATTTAATCCTGCATCTGGAAAGCCTACTATGAATAAAGTAAATGGATCGGTAGATGAGTTCATTCGAACGGCTTTTAATGAAGATGGCTCGTATAATACAGACCGTAAGTATCCAGCAATTAAAGGTAAGAATAATAAGAATTGTAAGTATTGCGACTTCAAGACGAGACCAGACTTATGTCCTTCATCGGAGAGATTAGTATAATGAAGGTTGGTATAGTGGGTAGTCGTAATTACGAAAACAAGCGCAAGATAAAAGAATGTATTTTCAAGTTAAAAAATAAATATGGATCTTTATTAGTAGCGTCGGGTGGGTGTAGGCAAGGAGCGGATAAGTATGCTAAAAAATATGCATTAGAATTAGGATGTGAATATTTAGAATTTAATCCATCACATACTCCGAAAAACTTATACTCAGCATTACATGAAAACTACTATAATAAGACTTATAATCCAGGAAACTTTTTTACGAGAAATACTATGTTAGCAAAATATTGTGATGTTATGATAGCATTTATCCCAAATGGAGAAGATGCTAAAGGAACCAATCATACCATTAAAGAAGCAAAGAAATATAATAAAAAAGTTGTGATAATTAGTTAGTTTTGTCCAACTCGTATATATGTATATATAAAGGGAGAAAGTTATGATGGAAGAAATAAGACTCACGTCAGTTAAAATCAAAGAAGGACTGCGTAAAGATTTCAAAAAAACTTGTCTAGAAACAGATATAAATTTACAAAAATTAGTAAATAGATCGATATATTTATATGTCAATGATCAAGGGTTTAGAAAAAAAATAAACAAAGTAGACGTCTTAGGACGTAATTTATAGAAAATTGAGGTTATATTATGGAATTAAAAAACTTACCGCAAGGGACGGTTAATGATGTCCCTAAGAAAAAGAAAATTTTATTATTATCAGATGACTTGAGAATGCACTCAGGCGTAGGAACCGTTTCACGTAATCTCGTGACTGGAACGTGCGACAAATATGATTGGGCTCAACTTGGAGGTGCAATCAAACATCCTGATGGAGGCAAAGTTGTAGATATTTCAAACGATCTTCGTAAAGAGTCGGGAGTACAAGATGCATATTGTAAAATTTATCCAACTAATGGATACGGAAATCCAGAGATATTACGACAAGTAATGGAAATGGAAAAGCCTGACATGATTATACATTTCACAGATCCAAGATTTTGGGAATGGTTATATCAAATGGAACATGAATTAAGACAAACAATACCTTTAGGGTATCTAAATATTTGGGATGACTTACCTTTCCCTCATTGGAATGAAAATGCATACGAATCATGTGATTTACTAATGGCAATTTCAAAACAAACATATAATATCAACAAACACGTTTGCCAAAGAAAGCCTAGGATAGAAGGGGTAGATTTGCAATACGTTCCTCATGGAATTGACGAAACAATATTCTACCCAATACATGAAGACCATCAGGAATGGAATAATATGCAGAACTTCAAGATGTCTTTACTCGAGAACCATTCAGATTGTGATATGATATTTACGTTTAATAGCAGAAATATCAGAAGAAAGATGGTATCAGATGCATTATTAGCATATCGATTGTTTTGCGACTCTTTATCAAAAGAGGACGCTGACAAATGCTTATTCTTATTACACACCGATGTTGTAGATCCTAATGGAACAGATTTAGCAGCATGTGCACGAGCTATTTGTCCAGACTATAAGGTTGGATTCTCATCTCAAAAGATTGACGCGACAACGCTAAACTACTTTTACAATATATCAGATTGTGGAGTAAATACCAGCTCAGCGGAAGGATTTGGGTTGAGTTGTATGGAAACTATAATGTCGGGAACTCCAGTAATTGTAAACACGACTGGTGGATTGCAAGATCAATGTGGTTTTACTAAAGATGACGGTTCTTTAATTAAAGAAACTGACTATAATGATAAATGGCCTAGTAATAGTAACGGTCGATATAAAGAACATGGAGAGTGGGCTTTTCCAGTATGGCCACAAATAAACTTACAAGGTTCTCCACAAACTCCATATATCTATGATAGTAGAGCAAGTGTAATAGACATTGCAAAGCGAATGCGTGAGGTATATAAGTTAGGATCTGATGAAAGATCCAAGAGAGGTTTAGCAGGAAGAAAGTGGGCAATAAATAATGGATTCACAAAAGTTAGTATGTGCAATGATTTGGTACGCTCAATTGAAACATGTTTTGAGAACTTCAAACCGAGAACTCGTTTTGGTATGATGGATATGTCAACACCAGCACCAACATATCCTGCAGGTATAATTTTTGATAGTATAATAGAGGGAGATAAATAATGAGACCGTTTTTAATATTTCAAGGACCAGTAGCAACAAGATCAGGATATGGAGACCATGCGAGAGATTTACTTAGAAGTTTAATTGCCATGGATAAATATGATATAAAAGTGATTAGTTTGAGGTGGGGTAGTACTCCAATGAATGCACTTACTGAAGATGATAAAGACATTAGCGATTTAATACATCATCAGTCAAGTGGTAATATCCCAAAGCCTGACATCTTTGTACAACTATCAGTGCCGAATGAATTCCAACCACTAGGACATTATAATATAGGAATAACAGCTGGTATGGAAACGACGTTAGTGCACGAAGAATGGATTCAAGGATGTAATAGAATGAATCTTGTAATAGTACCGTCAAAGCATTCAAAGCAAGTATTTATAGACACAGTATATTCACGAATGGAGAATGGTGTAGAGACAGCAAAATTGCAAGTTACAACGCCAATAGAAGTCTTACTTGAAGGTGTTGATCTAAATACGTATTTTCAAACTGATGAAATTGAACCATCTATATCATCTACATTAGATGCGATACCAGAAGACTTTTGCTTCTTGCAAATGGGACACTGGCTAGCAGGTGATCATACACACGATCGAAAAGATATAGGAGGGTGTGTAGAATCATTTTGTAAAGCTTTCAATGATAAAAAGACAAGACCAGCGATGATATTGAAGACATCACACGCAACATTTAGTGTGATTGATAGAGAGCAGATGCTACAGAAGATCCGAAATATTAGAAATACATTCTCAAATCCACCAAATATATATTTTCTCCACGGAGAGCTAACAGATCAAGAGGTCAATTCATTATACAATCATCCAAAAGTAAAAGCAATGGTATCATTTACACATGGTGAAGGATATGGAAGACCGCTAGCTGAATTTAGTACTAGTGGAAAACCAATCATAGCAACATGGTGGTCAGGACATAAAGATTTCTTAAAACACTCAGTCAGACTTGTCGGTCAATTAGCTGAAGTACATGAAAGTGCAGTTTGGGATAAAGTCATACTAAAACAATCTCAATGGTTTTATGTAAATTATAAGTTTGCAATCAAGACTATGAAGGATGTATTTAATAATTATAAAAAAGTATTAGAAATAGGACGTAGACAACGTCATTATATCAATAAGATGGGCAATATGGACGTCATGACTAAAATATTTAAGGAAATATTAAAGAAGCATATTCCACAACAATCTCAACAAATGGAGATGAAATTGCCGTCGTTTGATTCAGTGGAGTTACCAACTCTACAAAAAGCGGGAGAAAAATAATGAGCAGAGTAAAAATAACATGTCCAGTAGATGGATTAGGTAATTGTTTCCAAGAGAGATTGGATGAAGGTGATACATATATGTCATTCGATTGTGGATACGCATCTAATGAACATTATAAAATAGGATCAGAAGCAGTGGAAGCTGTACTATCAAAAGCACCACAATTGGTTCAAGATTTAGCATTCGAAGATGAAGCAAGAGGGATTGTCTGGATCCCATCAGTAATACAAATTCCAAATAAAGGTATAGTATTCCCCGATGGTGAAAACAAAGATAGGTGGGGATATAGATTTGCAGCAGAAATAGAGATCCCAGAAGATGAACAAAAGGATTGGCCAATTGAAGGAAAAGACGGTGAATTCTATAAAGCTAGATTAGATATGGAAAATAGTACATCATACGAAAGTTGGCAGTTTGCAGACGCAATTGCTAATTTAGGATTAGTATTAGATGAGGTAAAATAATGCATCCAGGAATACATTCTAAAGTAAAATTTTCATTAAATAAGACAAAGGTACAACCGGGAATGATTGTTGAATTCATGTACCAAAGCTCGTATAATAGAACTGGAAAGAGACCAACAGGTCCGAGAAACGTAAAACGGTTACTATGGGTTTTGGATCCATATTTTGGAAGACAGCAAGGTGGAGGAGATGATGTAGATTCTCGTGGATTTTATATGTGGGGAATAGATTTAGAAAAAATATCAGCACCTCTATTCGTCCAGTTAGGACCAAAGAAATATGGTATTGAGTATTGGGGACCAAAACCAGGAGAACCAATTGCAAAAGGATCATCGGTAAAACAGACTCTAAAGTTTCCACATATTATTCCAATCATCGATGTCCCAGGACAGAATGGCCAAGCTAAATGGGCAGCTATTAAAGGTCAAAAAATGTTAGTAGAGAATTATAGAAGTTACGATATTGATAGAATCAAAGGGTGTCAGGTAGTGCAATATAATTTTACTGATTCAAAATTCAAGGTCAACCTATCAGGAAAGTCTACAACATCTATGCCAAAAACGGGTGATGTAGATATAGGAAAAGGTGCATCTTCAAAATTTACTGCAGGATTACAATAAAAGGAAATAGGTTATGAAAATCAGTTATGCGATACTGGCATGTAATGAAGCTAAAGAGCTGAATGAGCTCCTAACAGCATTAGTTACAGATATCAGAAAGTTAGATGAAATTATAGTTGTATTGGATGAAACTAATCACAGTAAAAAAGTACAATTCGTATGTGAATCATATGCTAGAGATAATTCTCTACAATGGTTTACACATCCTCTTAATAAAGACTTTGCAGCACAAAAGAATTTTCTAACAAGTAAGTGTTCTGGAGATTGGATTATAAATTTAGATGCAGATGAGTTGCTAACACCAGATTTAATTCGTATATTACCACAAATAATCGAAATGAATGAAGAAGTGGATGCTGTGTGGATGCCAAGGATAAATACTGTAGAAGGAATAACACCAGAACATGTTGAAAAATGGAATTGGCAATTAAATGATAAAGGTTGGATCAATTGGCCAGATGCGCAAATGAGAATGTATAGGAATAACGGATTTATAAAATGGACACAACCTGTACATGAAAGGTTAGTAGGACATAAGTCTTTTGGTAGACTTCCATTCGATCCAAAATATGCTATACATCATCACAAGACAATTTCAAAGCAAGAATTGCAAAACGAATTTTATAGAGGAATATAATGAAAGATTTGGTTATAGGTGCAATTGGTGATTACCAATTCGATCAAATTCAAAATTGGGTAAATTCATTAAATCAAAGTGGATTCGAAGGAGATAAGATTTTGATATCGTACAATTCGAATCAAGAGCTTGTTGAGAAATTAACTGAAAACGGTATCGAAGTTTACAGCATGCATGCTGATGCTAAAGGACAACGAGTAGAACGATTTATAACGAATAGTGGTGAAGTAAATGCATCAAATGCTCATTTATTGGTACATAATGTAAGATTCTTTCACATGTGGCAATTATTAAAACAATTTCAAACAGAAGGACGAACATTCAAAAGAATAATCCACACAGATGTAAGAGATGTTATATTTCAAAATAACCCAAGTGATTGGTTAGATATGAATATGAGATCTGAAATTGTATCACCATCAGAAAGTGTAAAGTATTGGGATGAACCTTGGAATAGAGATAATTTTAGAAGATCGTTTGGAGATGTAACTTTTATGTTCCAAGCTCATGAAATGTTAGTATCCAATGTTGGATCATTTGCAGCTAAATATGATACTGGAATTGATCTATGCCTTCACATATACTTGCTAACAGTCGGACAGTGGCACACAGATCAACCAGCTTTCAATCTTATAGTCAATACTGTATATAAGGATAGAACTCAGTGGGCAGGAACGAAAGAGCATTGGGCTGCACAAATAGGAGCTTTGATTGAAGCTAGACCTAAACTAGGAGATGCAGTTTTAGAACCAGCTCCAACAATGAATGAGGATGGATTAGTAGTAAACGAAAATGGTAATGTATTTCCACTACTACATCAATATGAACGAGTACCTGGATGGTATGATAAACTTACGGAAAAATATTCAAAATGAAGTATTCGATTATAATCACATATAGGGATCGTGAGGAACATCTTAAAAAATTACTACCACGATTAGAGGAAAGATTCAAAGGAACAGAATATGAGATCATTATATCAGAACAGTTGAGTGATGGTAAATTTAGAAAAAATACATTATACAATATAGCAGGTGATTATGCAAAAGGCGACACTCTAATATTTCACGATGTAGACCACTACCCATCAGATAATGTATCGTATGATGTTGTAGATAATAAGCCAACATATCCAGTTAGGAATGTTGTGTTTTTAGATAAAGATGATCAACCGGTAGGAAGAATGCATGTGCCATTAGGGTATAATAATTTTCACATTGATGTGGGTGATCACTCTGGAGGAGTATTTATTCTTTCACGTGAGCATTGGAATACAATGAAAGGTCTGAATTCAATGTATGTTGGTTGGGGTAAAGAAGATGATGATACCCGTGCAAGAGCTCGACATAAACTGCAAACGGATTGGCATAGAAATAAAGATGGAAAATTTTACGCATTCCATCATGAAGACAATAAACCACTAGACACGGATCCAGACTTCATAAATAATGAAAAACTTCTACATGAAGGTGGACAATATGCAGATGTTGATTTCAGAATAGAAGATTCTAAAGAACAATTTGATATACATAATAACGGACGAATAGTATGGATAAAAGTACATATATAGCAACACCGACAACGACGGATACTAGTAAGAAATTAGTATATATGTTTGAACTATCAGATGTGATGGCTGATCAAGTATACCTCCCATACTCATCCGGACTAGTTTGGTCTTATCTACAAAAAGATAAAAATCTACGGGATAATTACCAATTAGGAGATTATTTTTACCACAATGATGAAGTGGAAACAATCATATCTAAAATTAAAGATCCGGATGTATTAGCATTCTCAAGCTTCTTATGGAATTGGAATGTAAATAATGAAATAGCAAAGGAAGTAAAAAGAAGATATCCAAATTGCTTAATTATCTTTGGTGGCCAACACCAACCGTTACCAGATAGACAGCAAGATTTCTTTAGAGAATATCCGTGGTGTGATATCATGGTGCATGGAGAAGGTGAGATCACATTTGCAGAAATTCTGACAGAACATCTTAACGATATTCCGAATTATAATGGAATTCCAGGAACCTCAATACAATGTAAAGAAACAAAGGATAGAATTAAAGCACCAGCAAGATCTCGAATCCAGGAATTACATGATATGCCTAGTCCATATTTAGATGGATTATTTGATTGGTTAGTTGAAAAGAATGAGAAGGATAATACTGGATTGACATTCCATGCAACAATAGAAGGTACTCGTGGATGTCCATATTCATGTGCATTCTGTGAGATGTCTGGAAAATACTATCAGAAACTGAAATCGAATTATGGTCCCAAGTTCTTTGCAGAAATAGATTGGCTATCTAAAAATAAAATAGAATATGTAACAGATGCAAATTCTAATTTTGGAATATTCTATGATGAAGATACTAAAATTGCAAACTATGTACTAGACAAAAAAGCAGAAACTGGATTTCCACAAGCATATAGAGTCACGTGGGCAAAAGGAAAAGCTGAGAAACTTCTAGAGCTAGCAAAGATTCTGCAGGATGGAGATTTACAAAAAGGAATGACGGTTGCTCTACAATCGTTCAGTAAGAAAGCGCTTAATGCTATCAAACGACGAAATATAGTTGAAGATAAATTAGAAGAAACTATTCAATTGTATGAATCGAAAGGCATATCTAGCTACATAGAATTGATATGGGGACTCCCTGGAGAAACATTGGAATCATTTATTGATGGGATGGCTACTGTACCTGAGTTGGGATACCACAATTATTTAGATTGTCATTTGCTATCTGCACTTCCTAATACTCCTTTCGGTGAGCCAGCATATATAGCGGAGCATGGAATCAAGTGGGTAGAAACACAACCAAGATTTGCACATGTTGATATATCGACAAGATCTGAAAAGACAGCAACGATGTCAGAAAAATTTGTAATAGCAACTAACGACATGTCGGCAGAAGATTACGTAGACGGCCATCAGTTTAGATGGTTATTGATATTTGGACATTATTTAGGATGCACACAGTTTATAGCTAGATTCATAACAAAACAATACAACATAACATACAAAGAGTTCTACACAAGACTAATGTCATATTGTATACACAATCCAGATACATTTATCGGTAAAGAATATTTAATGGTAAAGAATGACCTACATGAAACATTATACAATAATAGACATTGGGGAACTGTCATAGATGAGATATCGCCAATAAATTGGCTACCAGATGAAGCAACAGCAATTAAAGTTGCAATGGATCATGATAGTTTTCTAGATGATATGAGATGCTTTATATTGACATTAAACTTAGAAATTGAAGATGATTTATTAAATGATGTATTAAAATATCAAGACGATAGATTAGTGACATATAAAAAGACGTATCCATTCACGGAACCATTCAAATATAATATACATGATGTTATAGAAAATGATCAACAACTTTGCATCAATAATCAGAAATTAGAATTTGATGGACCGACCTACGACGGACCTTTCAACTTTGCTCAGCAAGTAGTATGGTATGGACGAAGAGTTGCAAGATATAAAGCAAAAGTAAAGAAGGTATATTAGATGAAGCAAATTAGAAATTGGTTAAATGATTATTTAATTGAAAATAACTTAAAAACATTTGTAATAGGAATATCAGGTGGTATCGATTCTGCATTAACATCTACAATATGTGCAGAAACGGGACTAAACACTATCGTAGTTTCAATGCCAATACATCAACATCCAGATCAACTATCTAGAGCTCATAGACATATTAAATGGCTAAAGGATAAGTACAGCAACGTTTCAAGTATAGAGATAAATTTATCACATGTATATGATACTTTTGAAATGATGTTTGCTGATAATGAAAACAAACTTGCATTGGCAAACTCAAGAGCAAGATTAAGAATGACTACTTTATATCAAATAGCTCAAACTAATAATGGATTAGTAGTAGGAACGGGAAACAAGGTAGAAGATTTCGGAGTTGGATTCTTTACAAAATATGGTGATGGAGGAGTTGATATATCTCCAATAGCTGATTTAATGAAATCGGAAGTTAGAGAGATGGCGAAGGAGTTAGAAATTATAGATGAGATTATCAAAGCTAAACCAACAGATGGTTTATGGGGAGATGATCGGACAGATGAAGACCAATTAGGTGCAACATATGATGAGTTGGAATGGGCAATGGGATATGAAGAAGGCTTTACATTATCAGAAAGACAACAAGAAGTTTTAGATATATACAATAAATTTAATAAACAGAACCAACACAAAATGGTAAATATACCAGTTTGTAAAATAAGGAGAGCGTAAAATGAATGTAGGTTTTATAGGATTAGGGAAATTAGGATTACCTTGTGCATTAGTGATTGATAGCAAAGGACATAATGTATTTGGATATGATATCAATCCACAAGTAAAAGATATATTAGATACAGGAGAGATCCCATATAGGGAAGCAGGAACACCGGAATTATTACAAAACCATAACATACAATGGTCAAGCGTATCAGATGTAGTATCTAATTCAGATATTATATTTGTACCAATACAAACACCTCATGACGAGAGATTTGAAGGAACAACAAGACTACCAGAAGAAAGAGTAGATTTTGACTACACATATCTTAAAGCAGGTATGAAATCATTATCAGACGAAATTGAGAAACAGGGTGAAGATAAGATTGTTATAATCATATCAACAGTTCTACCAGGTACTGTTCGTAGAGAGATTAAACCTTTATTAAGTAGGCATGTAAAATTATGTTACAATCCATTCTTCATTGCAATGGGTACTACAAGACACGATTTTGAAAATCCTGAGTTTGTTTTATTCGGAATGGATGATGAGGAAGCGTATGACAAAGCAAAAGAATTATATGCAACAGTTCATGATAAACCAGTTTATAAATGTACCATTGAAGAAGCTGAAATGATTAAAGTAACATATAATACTTACATCACAATGAAAATTTGTTTAGCTAATGTAGTCATGGAAGCATCTCATAAATTAGATAATGTAAATTGTGATAATGTTATGAAGGGATTATTTTTAGGAACAGAAAGATTGATAAGCTCTAAATATCTTATAGGTGGTATGGGAGATGGTGGAGGATGTCATCCTAGAGATAATATTGCTTTATCATGGATGGCTAAGAAATTAGATATGAGATATGACTGGTATGAAAATCTAATGATCTGCAGAGAAGAGCAGACAGAATGGCTAGCAGATCTAATTATCGAGTATAAAAGTGACATGCCAATAACTATATTAGGAAAGTGTTTCAAGAAAGAAACGAATCTTACAGTTGGTAGTCCTTCTATCTTACTTAAAAATTTATTAGAAGAAAGAGGTGAACAAGTTGATATGTATGATCCTTGGGTAGATGATCACGATATAGAGCTAACAGAACAATGTTATTTCATTGGAACAAATCACGATAAATTTCTAGATTATAAATTCCCACCAGGAGCAGTTGTTATCGATCCTTGGAGAATGATTGAAAAGCAAGATGGAGTTGCTGTAATAAGTGTAGGAAAATCATAGTGAGCAAACATAAAATATATTTATACAATCCAGGAAATTTTGGAGATCAGGAATTTCAAGGAGTTTGGCCAAACACCCACAGTCCTGAAATCGAATGGAGCAGATCTCCTCAAGATATAGCTGTATTCATAGATTCAGATGGACAGCACCATTGGGATGGAAGTAGATGGTTTCTTCCAAACTTGCATAACGCTTATAACGAAGCAAATGCAAAGCTAAATATATTTGTTTTAATTGAACCTAGAGAACTTTGTCCTAGAAATTATGAATGGGTATTACAATACAAAGATTTCTTCAATGTAATATACACACCATATCCAGACTTCGGTGATGGATCTAGTAAATTTGTATATTGGAAAGGTGTTGGTAGAACTTACGTCCCAGAACAACATAGACAGATATATCCGAAGTTCAAAAATATAGCAGCTATATTTTCTGATCAGATGATAAACAACATGGATGGGTATACACTGAGACGTGATATAAAACAATCAGCAGTTCTCTTTCCAAGAGTAGACTTTAATAATCCACTAGAACTTTGGAATAAGCATGAGGGAGTAAAAGATTATAGGTATGAAATCGTAGTTAAGAATGAAGACTATCCAACATTTCAAGAAAAACTGATCGATTGTTTATTAGTAGGATCTATTCCAATTTACTGGACTTCGAAAACAGACTATCTGGAAGGAATATTTGATTTAGATGGTTTCGTTTTCTTTGAAAGTATTCAACAATTAGAACAAATGATCCGTGATGGTTTGTTTACGGCAGAACATTATGAATCTAAAAAGAAAGCAATCGAATACAATTTCAATGCCGCGAAAAACTATACTTCTCTTGGGGACACTTTACTAAACCAAGGTATGAGAGAGCTAATCGAGAATTCAAAATGAATTTAGTAACGTTCTTAGCACCGATACGAATTTCGACAGGAGACGCAGACCAAAATTCTGTCAAATATAATTATGGCATAAAAGGTCTTGAACATACATTGAATAATATTCTAGAAAAATCATCATGGAAAAATATGGTAGATGGATATAAGTTTAATATATCGTTGAAAATAGACGAATGTGATGACTTAGCAAATGAATGGATATATGATGGATATGAGAAGTATAAGTCTTATGTTATGTATAATATCACTCCAAGAATTCCATCAGCACTCACGGAACCTCCAAGCAATCTTAGTCGAATGCATTATACACATTGCAATTATTGGTATCAAGATTGCTACGACATCGCACCTGTCAGTAGATATTATTGGATTTGGAATCAATGTAATGAAATAATGTCAGCTGATTGGGATCAAGTACTTCATGACTATAATGGATTAAGAGATAAAGTACTTTCTGGAACATATCCAACACGTGCTGGTGGATGTTTATTTCCGATCGTTCCGAAAGAGCTTGTAGATGAAAATATTAAAGAAGGGTTGACAACTCCTATCGTAGGAACTTCTCCTGCAGATATTTACTGGGAGCAGAAAGGTTGGTATGGTAGTAGTGTTGATATACAAATAAATGGAGATGTTAAATTATGAAATATGTAATAACGGGATCGGAAGGATTCATAGGAAAAGCTGTACTAGAAGCACTCAAATTGAGAGGTGATTACGTATGGCAGATACATCAGGATAAAAACTTATATAACGACGACACTGCATTGGAAGGCATGATTGAACAATGTGATGGTATATTTCATATAGGTGCAATTTCTGATACAACGGAGCATGATCCAAATTATATGCTATACTGGAATTATACAACTAGTAAAATATTATTTGATCTAGCTAGGAAATATGATAAAAAAGTTGTATATTCTAGCTCCGCTGCTAATTACGGAAGTGGTGATGGTATACCAAATAATATATACGGATGGTCGAAATTATTGGCTGAGGAATATGGTATGAAAGCGTGTGAGAGATTTGTAGCATTGAGATATTTTAATGTCTACGGACCAGGAGAAAGTGATAAAGGTAAGATGGCATCAGTAGCATACCAAGCGCATAAAGCGGGAAAGTTCAAACTATTCCCAGGTGACATTAAACGAGATTTTGTATACGTACCAGATGTAGTACATGCTAACCTTCATGCAATGACTCTCGAAAGAGGTGTATTTGATGTAGGAACTGGAACCGCAGAAACGTTTGAATCTTTAGTCGAAGGAATGGAAATATCATACACATATCACGATAAGAATATGATTCCAAAATGGTATCAGTACTTTACAAAGGCAGATCGATCAAAGTTTATGCCAGGATGGAAGCCTTATTGGAATGTATTAAAAGGTACTGAAGATTATAGAGAAACGCTCGGTACTATGTGGGAGGGATAAAATGAAGATATTAGTTATAGGAGATAGTTGTATTGATAGATTCGTGTATTGCGATATAAACAGAATTTGCCCAGAAGCGCCAGTTCCTGTGTTAAATCCTATAAAGGTTATAGAAAATAATGGAATGGCTGGAAATGTAGTAAAAAATTTAGAATCATTAGGAGCTAAGGTTGATTTAGTTACAAATAAAGAAACTATATTAAAGACAAGATATATTGATGATAAGTCTGGCCAGATGATTATGAGACTAGATGAAAATGACATATGTAAACCTATACAATCATTAGCAAGTACAGGAAAAGCAATGCCGCATCATATAATGAAGACATCTGACCATGATGCAATAATTGTATCAGATTATTGTAAAGGATTTCTTCAAACATATGATATACAACAAATAACAGAAATGGCTAATTGTCCAATATTCTTAGATACAAAAAAGAAGTTGGGTGATTGGTGTAAAGGTATAGATTTTATTAAAATAAATAAACCTGAATGGCAACTTAATCCAGACTACAGTGAAACAAATGTTATAGTAACAGATGGTAAAAATGGGGCCACGTATTTAGATACAATATATCCAGTGGATGAAGAAGTCAACGTCTCTGACGTATCAGGAGCAGGTGATACATTTATGGCGGGGCTAGTATATAAGTATATTTATGGTATAAATGTAATGAAACAGCGTGATATTAGTTTAGCAATTAACTTTGCAAATAAATGTGCAAGTAAAGTAGTACAAGAAAGAGGAGTAACGACAATATGATAATTTGGACAAATGGATGTTTTGATGTTATACATAAAGGTCATGTTGAATTATTCAAATATGCAAAAAGTTTAGGTTCTAAGCTGTATGTAGGAATAGATTCGGATGATAAAGTAAGAAAAGATAAGGGTAGTGGAAGACCTTTTAATAACCAACACGATAGAAGAG